ATCATATATATTAAAGGTGATTTTGTTATTGATCAGTGGACTAAGCTAGGTACTATAAATGTATCAATGAACTCTACTGCAGTCGCAACAGCTATTGCGAACAAGAAAATACCTGACAGCTCGGAGCCTAGACCAGAAGGTTATTACGGTTTTGTTTTTAGAAAAGCTGGTGATGCTTTTAATAGCTTTAATCAACCATCAGCTATATCGATGCAGACTACCATTGCTGGATTTTCTACTTTTTCCAACTCTTTATATAGATTAGTACCTGTTGGTGGTGCTGCTATGGTTAATGTACCTGAAGAAATTACTGATGGTAATACTGGAGTAGGCAGTATAGACCCTGAATATCTTTATAGTTATTGGACCAACGCTGTTGATGCATCAGTTAATAATACTCAATCTTATACTACTAAACAATCAGCTAATAAAACTTATTTAGCTACTAGTTGGAGTAGAGATTTATGGTTTAAATATCCGACACAAGAAGAGATGGATTCATGGGATCTTTCTCCTGCAGAGCAATCTTTTTTTCACACTACCTATGACTTAAATAGCGGGGCTTATAATCTTTACAACGATCTAACTCTTAGCGGATTTCTTCTTGCAGCAGCTCCAGCTTCTAGCGAAGTTCATAGTATAACAAGTATAGAATTAGTAGATTCATCTTGGGAGGAGTCAAATATAAGCAACGATACATTACTACCTAGTGTTGAAGATTTTGGTGGCGCTGGAGATAATCAGGACGACTACGCTTATATCATACCACAAGGCGGTTCTATAGATGGAAGTCAAAAGATAAGAATAAAAGGTGATCCAGGTGCTAAATTTACTTTAGAAATACAAAAAGTAGATGTAAATGATTTTACTACCGGTAAATCTTTAGGTGACGCTGTGTTTGGTAGAAATGTTCTCGACTGGAACGAACAACTCACACCTGAAGGAGCTATAGACAATGGTACTACTGATATACTGACAATACCATCAGATGGTCAAATTGAAATCAATTGGCCTGAAACGCCTTCTTTTGCAGGTAGTAATATATTTAACTACTACTTAACTGTTTACTCTGAGAGTGACACTCAAATACAACAAAGTGCTTTTGATTCTAGATTTGGAGCTGATATATTTCACGAGCAACAAGCTCAAAGTTTTTCAGGTGGTCTTAATTGGACGCTAGGACCTGGTAATACTGCTAAGATTAGGTTTAGACAAATACCAAGCTCTAGCGTAACTCTTAGTCTAGCTGAAGGTGGTGGATTTGGCGATCCTGAAGTGACTAGGTTGTATGGTGATTCAGATGGTACAGATGTGACTTTGTTCGAATCAAATCAACTACCAGATCAACCTCAAATAATACCATTTAAATTCGTAGTTAAAGGAACTAGTAGTTTAGTAGGTAAAAAGTTTTTAATTAAAAGTGAATTTTTTGATAGCGATGACGTAAATGTAAATAACCAAGAAGATCACTATAGCGCTTGGGGTAACTATGGTTGTACTCCTGATGATGAAAATAATGACAAATTTTGTTCATCTCACGGTGTTAACGAGTTTTCTTCGTTAGATTCTACTAACTTCTTTATTACGCATGATCATCCTGAGCAAGTAACTACCACCCCACAGAGCGTTATTACTGCCGGAGATTTTAATAGTCAGTACCAATCATATCTTGGAGAGCTCTCGCCAAGCCAAGCAGAGACTTTTACTACTAATCACATAAGTCAGTATTGGCCTACTAGCTCACCAAATGGCAGTGCTTTTTCATTTGAATATGACAATAATTCATTCTACCCTGGCTTAAACATTAACATTGGAGGTTTAAGTGCGGGTCCTCACTTTATGTATCAGGCTTTACAATTGCAAGGTGGTGTTGAATACACTTTAAATGTGGATTTTGGTTTGTTTGTTGAATGGTACATCGGAGGTGAATCAGTCGGATCGTTTGTTGTAAGATTACAATGTTTTAGTGCTTCTCCTAGCGCATCGATTCCAGACTTAGAATTCGAAGATAGTATTCATACATTTGTTGATATTCCTTCTAAAACATCAAATTGGGATAACCAACCAAGTATTTCTAAATCTTTTACACCTACAGAAAATACCTTTGTGTATATTCAGATGGGGTTCATATTGAATACTAGTGTTAACAATTCAACGCCAGCTCACGCTCAAATAACAAATATATCATTAACACCTGCTGGGATTAATTACGAAGACCACTCTCAGCAGCAAGAAGGTGAAGATGTAAACATATGAAGATCATTTTTCTGTAATAGGTTTGCTTCAAGTTAACTCTTTTGGAGACTATAATAACAACTATGTTATTGACCTGAGTAAGATAGTTGAGTGGAGAACAACAGGTGGTTAAAATTATTTAGATATGGCAAAAGAAATTGTAACATGGTATGATTATGAAAGCTTTGCTGGTATGAATATATCAGCTCAAGTTGGAGATATTCATTATTACACTCCTACTACTAGCAGCGCTGGTTACAGCGTTGCTAATCAAAGTGATATTGTTCAAATAGGTAGGATAAAAGAGATTAAATTAATAGACACTCTAGCTTTAGATACTGGTGGTGACAACGGTTTAACTTTAGCTAGTGAAGCTAGATTAGATTTTCAAGGTGATCTGCTGGGCTGTGGTAATCAGGGTTTTGATCCATGTCCAGATAATCCAGCCATAATAAGAATAGATAAATCTTACAAAGAAGCTGGTATAATACCAGGTATGAAAATAGACGTCGGTAGGTCTGGTACGCCAGGTAATATAGGTGCCGGTTACACTGACACTGTTTACGTGCAGCAAGGTCAGTATGGTACTTTAGGTGTAAACTATGTTAAAGCGGTTAACCCAAATGGAAATGACGACCATGAAATATTAATAGGTCAGTGGAATATTGCTGATCAGGCTGACGTTTATGAAGACGGAGAAAGAGCGGACATATTTCAAGCTCAAGGCGATGGTGTTTTTGCTGGTGACATACCTAGCGGCACGGTCAACCAATACGGTCACCATGCTTTAGGCACTGCAACTCATAGATATAGATCTAAAAAATCTAACTGGGTTTATTACGAAGAAACTTGGGATGAAGATCTTTTAACTGGACCTGATTTTCACTCTGGTAGTAATTGGTATTTTGCACCTACCAGGTTTAAGTTTTCTTTTGACACCCAGTCTATAAGTGATAATGCTGTCTTGCAAGATCTAATAACTAACAATACGGGTGGTGTTATTCCTGTTTATCCTAGCACACGTCAGCAATATCCTTCAAACGCTACAAGTGGTATATTATCTCCTTTTGGAAATAAAACTAAATTTTGGATGATAGTATCTGAAGTTGAAGATATACAGGTTAATAAAGGTAACGTACCTAGTGTAGGCGATTTCCAAATGTTTAGTAAGGATAACTCGGTAAACTTGTCTTCACCTTTAGGTTATTACGCTAGAGCTAAAATAGAAAACAACTCTAAAGTTAAGAGCGAGATGTTTGGAGTTTCAGTGGATGTTTTTGAAAGCAGTAAATAAGTAAGTACAACTGTAACTATACTATATATAAAACTAAGATATGATTGGAAGTATATTACAAGCAGGCGTTGGTATCGCATCAGCTATTGGTGCTGGTAGGGATAAGAGGAGAGCTGAACGAGAGAGACAGGCAGCGCAAGCTGAAATGAATAGACAAAGAGCAGCTTTTGCTGGGTTAGATACTAGCAACCCATTTGCAAACATGGAAAATACCATGGAAGACCTAACTGTTAACCAACAGCAAGCTCAGTTTGAAGCTCAACAAGGTGCACAGCAAAGAGCTAATATAATGGCTAACATGCAACAATCTGCTGGTGCTAGTGGTATAGCTGCATTGGCTCAGACTATGGCTCAACAAGGTCAACTTCAAGCGCAACAAGCTTCAGCTAGTATAGGTCAACAAGAAGCAGCTAATCAAAGAGCGGCAGCTGAACAAGCTGCAGCTATACAAGCTAAAGAAAGACAAGGTGAAGTAATGTCTAGAGAAATGGAAAGAGATAAAACCTCTACATTGCTAGGCATGGCACAGAGTGAAGTTGCTGGTGCTAGAGAGAGAATAGCTGGAGCGCAAGCCGCCAAGTTTGAAGGCATAGGTCAAGCAGCTCAAGGAATAGGCGGTATAGCTAGTAGTTTAATGGGTGGAATTTAATATAAAATTATAATGGCAGCAGATTCAACTTTAGTAGAAGGCGCGTACAGAGCTAACAGATACATGGACCTAGGAGAGCGTGCAGCTAAGCAAAAGCTAGGAGAAACTCTAGGAAAAATAAATATACCTGTAGGTGGTAAAGAAAAAGATTCAAAATCTAGTAAATCAGCACCCACTGCAGTACCCACTGGAGATAACACCGTGTCACCAGATCCATATAGTAACATAAAAGATAACGAGGTTAATCTTGAAGAGATAAATGAAATAGAGCAAGAACAGCAAGACAAAGATCAGAAGGATGTAGAAGTTCAAAAACAAGTTGATGAAGGTGTTTCTACAACTACGACCGATGAAGAAAATGTTGCTGGAGACTTAGATGATTTACGTGAAGATATAAATGAAGCCATACTGGGCGATGATAAAGTAGATGCGGCTAGGATTATGAACAACGTAGGTCAGTTAAAAGAAGATAAAGACGGTGTTGAATTAGCTTTAGCTCATTTAGGTGATAACTATAATAACAAAGGTAATACTACAGCTCACGGTTACGGCATGAACTTAGAAAATAATCCAGAAGCTAAAACCTGGATGCAAGACCTCATACTTAGCAAAGAGAAAATGTCTGTTCAAGAAGACGCCGACGGTAATTTAAGGTACGGTGTTTATGGACCAGACGGTAAGTTTATGACGCCTAATCAACTTGAAGAATACTTAGTACAGTTTGAAGTTGATAATACTAGCTTTAATGCCATAGACGAGATGAGAGATGGTTATATAGCTCAAGCTGAAGAAGGCACAACTTCTTTTGATAGAGAGCAAGCCAAGGCTGGAGTGCTAGATATAATTAACAAAGGTAACATACAGTCTTTAATGCATGACTCTCACTTTGGTGGTAGATCTTTTGTTGACGACTTAATGTCTAGTGACGAGATGAACGGTATATCTTATGCTAGTCTTGGAATAAAACCTCCTAAAGGTGATAAAGATGGTAGGATAGATCCAAATGATCCTATAGATAAGAATTTAAAAAGACAAATAGTCAATGCGTTTACTACTTCTAAAGACTATGAAGATAAGGCTAAAGAGGCTTTAGTTGAATATTATACAGGTTATTTAGAAAGAAACTATAATAGAAGAGCTTCTGGAATTAAAGGTAATGATAGATTTGATCTTTTCCAAACAAGTTCTGATTATACTAACAGAACGTATGACCAAAGACCTAAACAATCAACACTATTACCGCCTAAAACAAACACTGACTTTGCTCAGTAAAATACATATATACATTAACGGGTAACTAACGAAACAGTATGAATAAAATATATATGGTGGATGGTACTCCTTATGAAGTAGCGCCGCATAGAGAAGAAGAGTTTTTGTCAACTATGAAAACTCAAGGTAAAACACCTGAACTACGAGATCAGGGAAAACAAAAAGATCCTGCAACAAGTGCGACTGCGGGGTCGAAAACTGCAGCACAGGTTCAAGAGGTAAGTCAACCTCAAAACAATCAACAAAAAAATACGGGATCAACCTCGGAAATTTCTTCTTCGGCTTCTGGTTTGGACCAGAACACACAAGCTGCTGTAGACGAACTGACTGAAATAGACAGACAAAATCCTTATATTAAACAGTTTCAAGAACTAGGTGTAAACCCAGACAACTATAATTATAGCGAGGATGGTGGATGGACTACCGTTGGAGTTGGCGAGTCTATATCTGTTAACCAAGACGATCCAAAGCATGGTGAAGCTGTAAGGCTTTTAGAAAAGAAAAGACTAGAAGATAAAGCTTGGGGAGCTAAAAACGTACCAACAGTAGAACCTAGCTTGATAGATAAAGACGACGGTGAATCTTTAAATGAATTTAGATCTATATACTCTGAATATGGTTTTAAATTTGAAGAAGATAGTAGTTGGAGTGACTCTATAAAGATTACTGCTAAGAACGGTAAGAGTAGATCTTTTGATGTAGATCATTTTATTAACGCTGGTAAAAACGACGCGCGCGTGGCTAGAGAAATGACTACATGGTTAAAAGAAAACGCTAGTAGGTCTAGCCAAAGCTCTGCTGAAAGCCATGGATCTGTTGGTGCTATGCTAGACAAAACAGATCTTACTGTTGAACAGAAATCTGTAAACAAAGGTAAGGCCAACACTAGTTACAATGAGTATTTAGACTTGAAAGATCAGGTTGACAATATAACTCCTGAGATGGATAGTGAAGAAGCTAGGGTAAGAGAAGAAATAATTACAAATCTTAGTAAAAACCCTGGTAAAGCTGGAGCAAATCCTTACGGTAATTTAGAAATGCTAGTCGCAGATCGTATGAGAAAAAAAGGCATGCCTGTGCCTTCTAATCTAAGGAGCAAGCTAGAAGAGATGCGCAAAGGCGATGTTGGGCAGTCTGATGAAATATCTAGAATCAGAGTTGCAAAAGAAAAATATGCAGACGCTCTTAACATGGAAGGTGAAGCTAGAAGGCAATGGCTAAATTCAGATGTAAAGAAAGATGATTTGTCTTTATATGAAAGCAATGATATTAACTTAGAAGATGTATACAATGATATAGATCCTAGAGATCCTGAAATAGCTGAATTATCTAAACAGCTTGTAGAACAAACTTTAAACGGTAAGACTACGTTAAAAAATATAACTAGTCAAATAGAAAATTTAGACGGTGCTTGGGGTAATTGGTTTCAAAAAACTGGACTTCAAAAAGAATTAGAAAAACAAGGGCAAAAATCTTTAACTAGTTTAAGAAACTCTGAGCAAAAAGCAATAGGTAGTATGAGTATTGTTAATACTGCTTATGACAACAAAATAACACAACTAAAAGATTTAGCCTCAAAGATAGATGTTGAAGGCACTAAGGCTAAAATAAAGGAAATACAAAATAAGAAGTATCCTACGACTGACATAGACAATATAACAGAGCAGATAAAGAAAATACAATCTGGAAAATATACTACTCAAGCTCAAGTTGACGCAGCTAATAAAAAAATAGAATCACTAAGCAGTAAGCAGCAAGTACTCATAGATGAATACAACTCTAACATAAAGAGTGATCAAGATGCTATAAATACTTTAGTAAGTGAGCAGCAGGCTGTTATAGATACGTATAATGGGTTGAGTAGCGACGTAAAAGCTTTAAGCGAAGCTAGAGCTTCTGGTCTTAGAAAGTTAAATAAAATTGGCGTAGAAGAAGAGCAGATGTCTACTTATGTTAACGCTTTAGGTAAGAATCATCAGCTAGGTACTCAGATGGGTGTAGCCACTATGAACGGTGCTATAGACCTGGTTCAAGGCTTAGAAGAGTTTTCTTACATGGTAAATCCTTTCGGCGCGACTAGTGACTATTTGATAGAGCAAGGTTATTTAAACGATACACCTTGGTTAAAAGAAACTATTAACGTAGCTAAAGTTTTGACAGGACAGATCAACAGTGTTGATTGGGATGGCGATCCTAATACACCAACTGCTAGAGAGGGAGGAAAAGAAGCTCTTGACAACTGGCAAAGCTATGTTTCAAGTACAGTACAAGATCCTCCAATGTTCGATGAAATTAGTTCTATTTCAGACGCTGGAGAATGGGCTGCGGTAATGTTAGCAGGTCAAGCTCCCCAATTAGCACTTATGGCTGCTACAGGTGGTACAGCTGGTTTGGTTTTAATGGGAGGTAGTGCTGCTGGTCAAAAGTTCGACATGATGGAAAAAGAGCGTAAAGCTTTTAGAGACAGTGGTGGTGAGGAAGGTATGGATCATAGCTTTTGGACTACAATGGGTGTCTCTTTGCTTAGTGGTGCAGCTGAAGGTTTGTCTGAAAAAATAACTCTTGGTCAAATGAAGTACGTTAGTGGTGCTTTAAGAGGTACTGTTAGAGAAGCTAGAAAAGCAGGTTTAGAAGGTGCCGCTAAATATTTTAGACAAAGGGTTTTTAATAAAGACATTTTTTATAGAACTGGTAGAGATTTTTTAGAAGAAGGTGGAAGTGAGTTTGCAGCACAAGTTTCAAACAATATTTTAGACATAGCTACTGGAAAAGACGTAGGATTATTTGATGGTGGATTAGAGTCTTTTGTTAGCGGCACACTAATGTCTGGTATGATAAAATCGCCGCTTGTATTTAAACATGCTATTGCACCATTTCAGTCCGTATCTGCTAGGCAAGCATTAAATTCTAATAACGCTAGATTACAGCAAATTCAAAGACAGCTTCACGAAGGTAAAGACACTATGTCTGAAGCCGAAACAAAAGAGTTGCAAGAAGAGATAGGAGAAATACTATCTACTAACAAACAGCTCATAGAGCAGGATGTTAATAGAGTGGATATGCTTAGTGATAAGGAAAAATCATCTTTATTAAAAATAGATGCTGACAATAGAAAACTTCAAAAAGAGTACAGCAGAATACAAAACGATAAGACACTACCTGACGCTCTTAAGCAGCAACAAATAGATAAGCTAAACGAATCTTACAATAAAAATCTAGAAAAGAAAAACGAAATAATAGATAAGTACCCACCTAGTGATGTAGCTAAGCATCACAAACAACAAATGGCTTTATTAGAAAAGTACAACAATGATATAAAAGCTCAAGGTGGTTCACTAGATATAAATATTAAAGAGATTTCTGACTCTCAAATGAAAGAAGATATAGCTCAAGATCAATTTGGTCGAAGTGTTAAGTCTGTTGAAAGTTGGATAAGTCGAGTTGACGCTGAAGTAGAAAGAGCTAGCAATATAATTGATAACAAAAACTCTACTCCAAAGCAGGTTGCCCAAGCTAAGAAAGATTTACAGCAAGCTAAGAAATTTCAAAAGCAAGGAATTACAGCTATGAATATGCTTAAAGGTAGTTCTAGTACCTATGGTTCTATGATGCCTAGATTTTCAGCTGATGGTAAAAGGCTAGAAGGATTTGATATTTCTATAAATAAAGATACTGCACTAAAAAACGGTAAGTTTGCCACTGCAGCCCATGAGTTTGTACATGCTGCAATATACAACACTATAAAGCAAGATCCCGCGTCTAGAGAAATTTTAGGTACACAAGTTAGAGAGTTATTAGATTCTAATAGATTAAAGTTTAAAAGTGAGCTTGATAAGTTAAACTACGAAAAAAGAATAGCTGGATATAAAGCTAGCGAAAGAGGTGAAGAGATGCTGACAATAGCGTCTGAAATGCTATCTGAAGGTAAGTTAGAATTTAACGATAGCTTACTACAGAAGTTTAAAAACCTTTTTAGAAATGCTTCTCAGAAAATATTTGGAAGAGATCTTAATTTAGAAACAAAAGAAGATGTTCTTGATTTTTTAAAAGCTTTTAACAACTCAGTTAAAAACAACGAAGTAGACCCAAGAATTACAAAGATGATGATTGATGGGTCTAGAACTAAAGATGTTGATACTAAAACTCCTGAGCAAAGAAAAGCTGAAAGATCTTTCTCTAAAGCCGTAGAATCTAACATGAAGGCTAATCCAGACTTAATGGAAACTTTTGATAAGTTTACAAAAAATGAGGATGGCACTTCTAAACATGATTCTAAAGAGGACTTTGAAGTTTCTCCAGACAGAACAGACGCTTACTTTGAGATAACAGATGGTAGATCTTTAGATGGTCTTATACAGCAAGGTATGACGGAGTTAGGTTTACCACCTGAAGCGTTAAGAGATTTTACTAGAGAAGTTAAAGAAGAGTTAGGTAGAAGGTTTTTACAAAACTATAACTACGACACAAACAAAAGCTTGTTCGGTTGGTTAACAGGTGTATCTGGTGGTGCCGGTAAATCTATTATATATAGAGCCAAAGGTGATGTTATGAATAGATACAAGAAAAGCCAAGAGGCTGATAAAGTATCTTTAGATAAACCTGTTGGTGAAGGATCTTCCTCATTAAGCGATGTTATTCAAGATCAAAGAGACTCTTCGTTAAAAGCTTTAGATGACTTAGATTTAACTCCAGGTAGAAAAGCAGCAGCACAAGAGGTTATTAACGAACTAAAAGCTAGAGAGGTATTAGGTCTGCAAGAGTCTACTACCAAAGCTATAGATGATGCTATTGTTGAAGCTGCTATACCATTAGATGGTTTAATATATAAAGATATAAAAGAGTTCGTTAGAGGTGCTGAAAAGATAACTAGGAAAGACAAAGACGGTAATACCATAATGGATAAAAAGACTGGTAAGCCTAAACTCTTTAAGCCTACTAAAACCGCTGACGTTAAACCTAACGGCCCATTGTTTAAAGTATTAGAAGCTGTGTCTAAAGAATTTGGAGTTGATCCACTTAGAATATTAGCTGATCAAGATCTTAATGGCGAACAAAGAAAAGCTGCTCAGAGTTTGATATACGAAAAATCTGTTAATCAAGACGGGACATTTAACGATGATATGTTTCAACTACTTGCTGAAGGAGAAACTAGAAGTGGTGTAGCTACTGGTGCTGCAAACACTAAGCTAGGTCAGTTGTATGTAGAAGGTGATAGAGCTTCTTTTGCTGAAGGCGCTACTGCTGCTGGTAAGCCAACCCAAACCAAAATGGACAAGATCGATATGGAAACTTGGCTTGGTTTGTTTGGTATAAAACCTGACGGAACGTTTGAAGGTGGTACTAAATATGATGGAGCTATAAGAGCTTTGATAGTTCAAATGACTCAGCTTGAGGCTAACCAGTCTATGAGAAGAAATGCTTATGAAAACGGTACAGCGTCTGAAGCTGCTATATCTAAGTTAGGTGAAGGTAAAGGTAGAAGAGTTTGGAGTAAAGAGGTCGGTGGTGATTTACTAGATCAGTTCTATCAAGATGTTTCTCAGTTAAGCGCTTTTACTCCAGAAGCTGTGGGTGTAGTTGCTGAAAGAGTTCTTGGAACCTCTAAAGGTAAGCTTGACGGTATCGGCGCTACTATAAATAAAATAGTAAAAGACACAGTTAAAACACTTGAAGGTATTGTTGCTCAAGACGAGGTTCTACAGGGACAAAGAGAGTTAGTGTCTGGTAAAGGTGTTTTAGATATATTAAGAGATACTAGGACTAGAAACGAGTACAATCAAGGTGTTAAGCAATTATTAAAACCTCTACTACCTCTAAATGAAAAAGGTAAACCTATCAACCCTGGAAACATAGCTTTAACTATAGACGGTGTTAACAAACAAAGAGACCATATAGTTTTAACTACCAGTAGCTTGGTTAACGATACTAACGTTCTAGATGCTGCGACAGCAATGATAGCTTTTGGTAAAGACGGCGCTGCTAGTGCAGGTAAAATAGGCGACGGTAGATTTACGGTTACAGAGCCAGGTGGTAAAGTAATATCTATGCCTAATTGGGTTGCTGGATCTCAGAACAGACAACAACCAACAACTAGTGTTGGTGATTATTTAGCTTTAGTTAATAAAGGTTTACCTAAAGGTTATAAGATAATTAACCCTAAAACTGGTCAGTATTCTTTAGTATATCCAAATGGTAAAACCGTTAAGCTTGAAACTACGTTACCTGGAGAGTCAACTAAATCTTTATTTGCTGATATAGCTAGAAACGGTTTGTTTGAAACATTTAAAACTAGAAAGAAGCAAGCTTTACAAGCTAGAAAAATGGCTCAGGTATCTTTAGACTTAGCTTGGAAAAGAGTTCAAGATTCTAACGACTCTTTTAACGCTGGTGATTTTGGGTTGTTAGTAATGGCGTTAGGCTCTAATATGAACGCACCGCTTAGAAAAGCTGCTTATGCCGATAGAATACCATCCAACTATAAAGCGTTAGTAGCTAAGTATGGTAAAAATGCTGTTGGTCAATTATTCCAATATGAACACGGTACTCCTAAAATAGTAGTGGCATCAAAGATAATTGAGTCGTACATGAACGATGGTGTTATGAATAATAACGTGTGGGATAACTACACTGTTCAAGTCATACACAAAAAACTAGATAACTTAATAGACGCTTCAGGATATAAGACCACTGTCAGACTTGATAGTGCGCCTAGAGCTTTTAATGAAGATACTTTAGCGTTAGTTAAAAACTTAACAAAAGAAGAGCTAAGTGAGATAGCACCTTTAATAAGTATGGATCCTAGCAATCCAGATGTTATGGGTGAAGCTTGGGTTGAGTCAGCCAATGAAATACATAAAGATATGTTTGGCTTGTCTAATGTTACCTTACAAAGATTAGCTAAGGGTAGAAGAACTGGTATGTGGTCTAAAGACACGCCAACAAAAGGTATGTCAACGTTTGATTTTGATGAAACGTTAATTATAGACGGTGAGAATTTTGTTGTAGCTACAGACCCTGCTAGTGGTAAACAAGTTAAAATAAGTTCTGATCAATGGCCTATTAAAGGCCCAGAATTTGCTCAGCAAGGTTATGAGTTTGACTTTTCAGATTTTGTAAACGTAAGAGGTGGTAAAGACGGTCCACTATTACAGAAAATGAAAAATCAAATATCTAAGTATGGTCCTGACAATGTGTTCGTGCTTACAGCCCGCATGCAAGACGCTGCTGGTCCTATACATGAGTGGTTAAAATCTAAGGGTATTAATATACCTTTAGAAAATATAACTGGTCTAGGTAAGAGCGAAGGTTCCGCTAAAGCAGAGTGGATGCTTAACAAGTTCAATGAAGGTTATAACGATATGTACTTTGTTGACGATGCTATGCCTAACGTTAGAGCTGTTAAGCAAGTACTAGATCAGCTAGACATAAAGTCTAAAGTTGTACAAGCTAAGATGCAGTTTAGCAAAGAAGGTAGTGCTAAGTTTAACGAGATGTTAGAGAGAAACACTGGTGTACCTAGAGATAAAATATTTTCTGATGCAACAGCTAGGTTGAGAGGTAAAAAAGCTGGTGGGTTTAAATTCTTTGTTCCACCATCCGCTGAAGACTTTAAAGGATTACTATATAACTTTTTAGGTAAAGGTAAAAAAGGTGATGCTGATATGGCTTTCTTTAAAAAGCATCTGTTAGATCCGTTCAGCAAAGGTATTAGAAATATAAATAAAGCTAAGCAGACTATAGCTAACGAATATAATGCTATAAAAAAATCATCGCCTGATGTAGTTAAGAGACTTAACAACAAGGTTGGTAAATCAGATTATACTGTTGATGATGCTATAAGAGTTTATCTTTGGAATAAAAACGGTATAAGTATACCGGGATTGTCACCAATGGAGATAACTAGACTTTCTGATTATGTATTAAAAGATCCTAAGCTAAGCGCATTTGCAGATAAATTATCGGCAGTGTCTAGAGCTGAAGACGGTTACACTAAACCTGGCGACAATTGGATGGTTGGTAGCATAGCTTCTGATTTACACGAGCAGACTAGCAAGATAAACAGAGCAGACTTTTTAGCTGAATGGATTGAGAATAAAAATGTTATATTCTCGCCAGAAAACATGAATAAGATAGAAGCTGTCTACGGTGCAGACTTTAGGGACGCTCTTGAAAATATGCTTGAAAGAATGGAGACCGGTAGTAATAGACTTACCGGTAGTAAAGATAAAACAGTAAATAGATTTTTAGACTGGATAAATGGATCTGTTGGTGCTGTTATGTTCTTTAACGCTAGATCAGCGGTACTACAGACATTATCGACTGTTAACTTTATAAACTGGGGTGATAACAATATATTTGCGGCATCTAAAGCTTTTGCTAATCAACCACAATATTGGAAAGACTTTATGACTCTGTTTAACTCAGACATGTTAAAGCAACGTAGATCTGGTATGGCTATAGACGTTAACTTAGCGGAACTTAGTAATGCGGTATCAAAAGGTGGTGCTAGAGCTAAATACAAAGCAGCTGTTAGATATTTATTACAAATAGGTTTTACACCAACACAAATAGCGGATAGTTTTGCTATAGCTTCAGGTGGTGCTACTTTTTATAGAAACAGAATAAACAAATATACTAAAGAAGGTTTAAGCCAAAAAGAAGCTGAGGCTAAAGCTTTTGAAGACTTTCAAGAAATAGCTGAAGAAACTCAGCAGTCTTCTAGACCTGATCTTATATCTCAGCAACAAGCTGGTACGCTAGGTAGATTAATACTTGCTTGGCAAAACACTCCAATGCAGTACACTAGGTTAACTAAAAAAGCTATATCTGATTTAGTTAACGGTAGAGGTGATTGGAAAGCCCATGTATCTAGAATAATATATTATGGTGCTATGCAGAATGTTATATTCGGTAGCTTACAAACAGGGTTAGCTTTCTTAATGTTTGGTGATGATGAAGATGATGAAAAGACTAAGACTAAGGTTACTAGGGTTGCTAATGGCGCTTTAGATACTTTACTAAGAGGTACAGGTGTTTATGGTGCTATGGCAGCTACTATAAAGAATACTATAATGAAGTACTATGAAGAAAGTGAAAAGCCTTACGGTAAGAGAGAGCTTTCTAAAGTTGGTTTAGAGTTAGTTCAACTCTCACCACCAATAGGTAGTAAGATTAGAAAAGTAATGAAAGCTGTTTATAGTAAAGAATTTAACGAAGGAGTTCCTGAAAAAATGGGGCTTGACGTAGATAATCCAATACTAGACGTTGTTGGTAATATAGTTGAAGCCGCTACCAACATACCTATGGCTAGAGTTATTAGAAAAGCTCAAAACTTAGAGGAGGTACTTAACAGCAATAATGAAAACTGGAAAAGAGTAGCACTGTTACTTGGTTGGGATAAGTGGAGTTTAAATATTGAAGATGAAGATTTAAAGCAAGCTAAAGCTGAGGTTAAGCAAGAGAAGAAAGAAAAGAAAAAAGAAGAGAAAAAAGCTAAACCTAAGTGTTCAGCTACAAGATCTAATGGCCAACCATGCGGTAACACTGTTGACAAAGAAGGTGATAAGTGTATTCACCATAAACCTTTTAAAGATGGTGATGATAGAGATGGTGATGGTATTAAAGAGTACAGATGTACTGCAGCGAAAAAATCTGGTGGGCGGTGTAATAATAAAACAGAACACAGAAGTAGAAAATGTTACGCACATCGGTAAACCGTTTACGTAGTGTGTAATATTATAATTATGAACAAGTAATAAAAAAAATTATGGGAATTAATTCAACAGCAACAGCTTATAACTTCGGACAACTAGGTAGTGGGTTTGTAAACACTGCAGGGGCTTTTACCCCACCAACCGGTAAAGTTATAGTAGCTATAACATTTTTAGCTGACGACCAAACATTAGCTGGTCTAGTTGCAGACACCTCTGCTTACACTAAAGCTGATGGATCTGAAGGCGATGCTTACTTTAGTCATACAGCCGCTGTAGACGCTAATGGCGGTGGAGCTGATCCTACAGATTCAAATACAAAATTTCCAGCGGGAATGACTATTTATGGTAGGTGGACTAGTATAACTTTGAGTGACGCTGATTCGGATGGTGGCGTTATCTGTTACTTTGGTTACTAATGTCTTTAGGTTCAGCTAACACTAGCGCTCAAGCTAGAAGTAAAAACAAACCTGTAAAGGTTAGAAGACATAAAGAAGTTGTAGCCGCTAGAAGCTATAACTCTTTTACTAGCTCTACGGTTCAAAGTAAAAGCGCTTGCAGTTACAGTGGCGCTGTGAACCAAACATATTATCACAACGGTAGTAGTTCGCTACCTAGGGTTAACGATAAAGTATATAGTAGGCCTAGAGCTAATGATAGATACCTGCTTGGAGCGGGACATTATAAGGTTGATGGAGGTGGTGGTAGATATAAAAATGTGAATGTAAATTCAAGTGGCGTAGTAACAAGGGTAGACAATTGTTAATATGGAGATATTTAAAAACAATAATGACTGGAACGAAAAAGCTGTAGTAGGCTTTATAGCATTCGCAGTTATGTGCTTAATAATGGTAGCTGATCTAGTCACTGGTTGGGTAGGTCAGGATTTAATAATAAACGAATACGTATATAACTCGTTTGTTTGGGTTGTACTTGGTTGCTTTGGCATATCAGGCGTAGAGAAGTTTGCTAAAAAATAAGTTATGGCTTTTAAGATGAAATCGCCCTTAAACAAAGGTAAGAAAGACGCTTGTTACCATAAGGTAAAATCAAGAGTTAAAGTGTGGCCTTCAGCTTACGCTTCAGGTCAACTTGTACAGTGTAGAAAACGTGGTGCTGCTAACTGGGGTACTAGCAAAAAGAAATAGTATGGCATTTAAAATGAAATCACCATTTAAGAAAAAGATGGGTGACTTTAAACACTCTAATGCACCGGATGCTAAGGGTAAGTTCAAAGAACTATCGGCTCCGTCTTTAGCTAGCTGGATGATTAAGTCTCGTAAAGGTAATTTATCTAAAATTATTAGTAGCTTAAATCAACAAGTTGTTTTCAGAAGAGGTAAAGATCCTAAGTATGCGGCTAAGATGCGCAAGACTATGGATATAGTTAGAAAAAGATTACGTAAAGATAAGTAGTATGGCGTTTAAAATGAAGTCGCCTTTTAATAAAGTTAAAGGTGGTGGTACAAAGAAAGTTTGTTTACCAGCCGCTAAAGTTCGCAGCATGAGTGACAGTGAAAAACAAAAAGTTACTAGAGCTAAACGTAAAGCGGCAAAGAGTGGCAAGTATAGAAGATCAGGTAAGTCTAACGTTAAAAACGCTAGAAAACCAGGCGCTACACTTAGAGACTGGTTTAAAAAAGAAAACTGGGTGCAAGTAGGTAACCCAGATAAAAAATGTGGTGAGAAATAATGGCTTACAAACAGAAAAATAATCCGTGTAAAAAGCTTAGAAAAACTACTAAAGGTAAAGGTAGACATTTTCTAACAGCAAAAGAAGGTGCTGGTATGACCGCAGCTGGTAGAGCGGCGTACAATAAAGAGACTGGTGGTAATTTAAAAGCGCCTCAACCTGGTGGTGGTAAAAGAAAAAGATCTTACTGTGCTAGATCTTTAGGTCAAATGAAAAAGCATAACGTTGACTGTAAAAAAACACCGAAGAAAAGAATATGCGCAGCCAGAAGAAGATGGAAATGTTAAATTAAATATATATGAAGAGAATACTTTTACTATTAATTATTTTATCTAGCAGCTTAAACGCTCAAGATACTTTGTATGACTGCTTGGGTACAGACGTTACTGCTGTATCAGGTTGGTTAGGTGACGGCTGGTGTGATGATGGCGCTTATAGCTATAATGGTGTACCAGTTTACTTTGACTGTGAAGAGTTTAACTGGGATGAAGGTGATTGCGAAGCACCTATAGATACTGTACTTGGTTGTACGGATATGCTAGCCTTAAACTACGTGCCAGAAGCTACCGTTAATGATGGTAGTTGTGAATATCCTATATTCGGTTGCATCGATCCTGAAGCACCGAACTATAATCCTTGGGCAGAGGCAGATGATGGCAGCTGTGTTGGAGTTAGTTGCTCTGACGGAGAGGCCAAAATTATTTTACAGCTAACTCTTGATCAGTTTCCAGGCGAAACAGGTTGGATTATAACAGATCTTTCTAATGGTCAAGCAGTAGATAATGTTGTAGCTGGTGAGTATAACTACGAACAAGCTAATCAAACTATAGTGTATGATGTATGTATACCAGAAACTGGCGTTGAAATAATAATTAGTGATACTTACGGTGATGGTGTTGCTGGATCCTTATACAACGGTGGAACAGATGGCAATATAGTTATACTAGGTGACGCAGAGCCTTGTGGTAGTTTAGATACATTGTGGACTTTACCTGAAGCAAACTTTGGTAACGCTGCTTACTCAGGTCCTATATGGTTAGAGCAGTGTGATATACCAGTAGTTGAAGGATGTACTAACAATACTTATATAGAGTTTAATCCACAGGCAAACGTAGATGATGGTTCATGTGAAACGCTACATACACTAGGTTGTATAAATCCTAATGCTTTTAACTACGATCCGCTTGCTACATTAAACGAGATAATACCTGTTTGTAATTATACTCTTGTAATTGAAGATGATGGTGGTGATGGTTGGGGTGATTGTTATATAGGTATAGCACAAGAAGACAGTATACTAGGTACTTACACTATGGGACCTGGTTCGTACTCTCAAGAATTCAATGTAACACTAGAAACAGACAAACCAGTTAAGGTTTATTACTTTGAAATAGCTAGCCCACAAACTCCACCTGCTGAGGTTGCTTTTCAAACAATGCACAACTCATTTAGGCTTATTAATTCTGCTGGAGATATTACATTGCAAGGCGGTGTATATCCTTTTTCTAACAACGGTCAAGGTGCTTTAAAACCTTACGCACCACCTTTCTGGCACGTATATCACTCGTTACCTTTTTGTGGTGATTACTGTATACCTAAAGTATATGGTTGTTTAGAAGAGTCTGCTATAAATTATAACGATGAAGCAAACACAGATGACGGTAGCTGTATTGAAGCGGTGTACGGTTGTACAAATGAATTAGCTTTTAATTATGATTCACTAGCTAACGTAGATGATGGCGGGTGTGTTGCTGTTGTGGTTGGTTGTATGGACAGTATAGCTTGGAACTATAACTTTGCTGCCAATGTAGAAGATGGTAGCTGCATATACTTTGGCTGTATGGACCCTGTTGCTGATAACTACGATCCACAGGCTAACGTAGATAATGGTACTTGTTTTATTACAGTACTAGGTTGTACAGATCCTGAAGCTTTTAATTATAACGAAGAAGCTAATACAGAAGATTTTAGTTGTATACCAGTAGTGTATGGATGTCTAGACTCTCTAGCGTTTAACTACAACGAACTTGCTAACACTGAGGATAACTCTTGTATAGAGATATTAGAAGGTTGTATGGACCCGACAGCGTACAACTATGATGTGTTTGCAAATACAGAAAGTGGTGGATGTCTATACGACGCTGGTTGTGTTGGTGAACCTGGTGATCCGTACTGGTTAAACGACTCTTGTTACGCTTGGGTTATTATGGTAGACCCGTACTGCTGTAATAACGAGTGGGATGACAAATGTCAAGAGTTATACTGGAAGTGTTACGAAGATAATGATATGGATGTTAGAGATTTAATGAGGTCTAATAGTGTAGCTATATATCCGGTTCCAGCTAAAGATGTTTTAAACATACTTACTAAAGATAAGATAGAAATAAAAGTATATGACGCTAGCGGTAAGCTAGTCATACATGTTAAAAAGAAATACACTATAAAAGGTTTAAATCAGCTTAACGTTTCCAACCTACCATCTGGAGTGTACAACTTTTCTATAACGTGTAATAATAATACAGTAACAAGACAGGTTATTAAGCAATGATGAATAAAAACAAATCGTTATTATACGAACTTTTAAGCGCGATAGGATTAGTAATATTATTTAGTTTTGTTCTTATGGCAGCAGCTCAAGGCTGTAATGCTCAAAGTAGAATACTTAAATACTCAACTTTTTACGCAGCTGTTAACGGCGGAACTTCATTGTCTGATAATCAAGTTTGGTCTATAACCTCTGGTCAGTTACAGGAAGATATAATTCAAACACCTTTTGATTATACTTTTTCTATAGGTCTTAGAAAAATTAAAAGGTTTGGTTATGAAAACAGAGCATTAACATTTTATAACGGTACTGAAAATTCATACTCAGACGCCGCAACATTGGGCCGGGTAGATGGCTTTGAATATTTATTTGAAGCTGACTTTGTGAGGCGGTTAGGCGTTAACTATACAAACCAACATCACTTTGTAAGGTATGTTGCAGATAGCTGGGTTGCAAAGGTAGAGTATCTTGAAGATGGTTTTGCTGATATAAAGTATTTTGAGGCGTCCCAGAGATACAGAAAACAAATTAAGGATGGTAAGCTCTCTTTTAATATTGGAGCTGTTCAGAGACTGTCTGAGCCATACGGGTTTGATCCTCTAGCTGACTGGGTTTTAGACAATGGAACATTACATTATACATATTTAGCGTTACAAGAAGGTTATGACATAACACTTGATGGTTTGTACTTTGCTCCTGATGGTACATTAGTAGCAGATAATCAAGCTGTGTGGGAAGAGGTTGTTATACCTGAAGTAATAAACGATTATGTTCAAGATCAGCGCAATGCTTTATCTAGTATTGTAGAATACTCTGCTGTGTTAGGCTTTGATTACTATCACTTTACAAAAGACTTTTGGTTTCACAGCTGGGGCAACCTAATGCCTTACCATATTAAATCTGATAATATATACTCTTACTACAAGTTTAACAATGGCCAATGGGTTGACTACTCTATTGGTCTTATATTTGGTTATAGGTTTAATAAAAGTTTAGGAACATTTATAGAAGGTAGATATAATAAGTATTGGAATCGAGACTGGCATAACTTTAGCGTTGGTCTTAACTATGTAATATTTTAATCATGGCAAAAGAAATAAACGAAGATACAACGTTACAACTAAGTATAAAAACTCTAGCGGGTATAGCAGTTTTAATATTTACCTTGGTAGGCATGTGGTTCACGTTGCAAGCAGATATAACAGAAGCAAAAGAATTACCTTTACCTCCCGACCCAGAGATAACGCGTATGGAGTACGACATGAAAGACCAGCTTATAAGGCAGACGATTATGACTACTCAAGAGGATGTAAAAGAAATAAAGGATCAAATGATCCGTATGGAAAGTAAAATAGATAAACTAAAATGATATGATTAGACTACTAATATTTTTAGCGATCACAGCAAGCTTAAATGCTCAGCATTTTCCTGCTCGTAACGCTAAGAATACTAGTAGATTAATATCTAAAATACAAGGGTTTGCTTTAGCGCAAGACAAACAGTTACACATGGGTGCTTGTTACTTAGCTAGCTCAGTTACATCAGCCTTAGTATATAGTAAAACAAAAGACAAAACTAAAGCTACAGTTTATGGGTTTGGTGTTGCAATGTTAGCTGGTGTTATAAAAGAAGTGTACGACATAAATCATGGTCACTCAGATATAAACGACATATTAGCAAATACTATAGGTGCTAGCTTAGGTGTTGTAACAATTAGAATAACATTATGAGAAAATTAATCTTACTACTATCAATACTAACTACTACATGCTTTGCGCAGGACTTTCCTGAAGGTTTAGTTGTTGTAGAGTTTAATGCTAGCTTTAATAAAGCTAATGAAGTACAGTGGTTGTCTAAGCTTACAGACTGTGAAATAGAAAGAGTAGATATAGCTGCAGACTCAAGATGGGCTAATGAATATAAGATAGTAGTTGTTCCTACGTTAGTTGTTTTTAATAACAATGAGGAAGCTAAAAGATTTCAAGCAAATATTATGATGACTATGGAGGCTACTAGAGAAGAAGTGCAAGACTCTATAGATGAAATAACAATGGAAGCATTTTAAATTAAATTAAATTATGAAAAAGAAAATAATTATCATAGCATTACTTATGCTAAGCTCTGTTGCGATAGCACAAACAAACCACGTAGTAGACACTGTTAAATATCAGTACTTTGATTTAAAAAAAAGATCTATAAACAATAGTTTTTTTAAAGAGAACAATATGGGTTGGAGAATGTGGTTAATAGCTGACGATGGTATAAGACAAAGAAAAGTTTGGGTAGATACTATTAAATGAAGTGGATAGGTCAGCATATATGGGATTTTATATCTAGGTTTCGTAATGATGTGTATTTTGAATCTGTGCCTGATGGCACGATAGCATCTGGTAAAAATTTAGGTTTAGACTCTAATAACAAGTTAGTTAAAGAAAGCGATACTGGTATAACAGACTTGCATGGTGCCGGGGTAGATGGCTCAGCTAATCAATTATTAACTGATGATGGAGATGGTACGGTTACGTCTGAAGCTAATCTTACTTTTGACGGTGAAAATATAACTGTTTCGTCTGATGCAACATACAAACCAGAGCTTACTTTAAAAAGCACTACAAACGATAACAAAGGTAGCACTTTTAGGTTTGTTTCAGATAAAGGTGCGGCCGGTGCTGATGGAGATGTTATAGGTTCTATAAATTTTACAGGAGATAACTCGGTTCAAGAACAAACCGACTTTTGTAGAATAGATGGTAAAGTTAATACTGCTTTAGATACAAATGAAGTTGGGGATATGCTACTTAGAGTAGCTACGAGTAATGGTACTGTAAGTAGCTTGGCTATTGGTGCAAAGTTAACAGGTCATGCTAGTAACAATATAGTAGACGTAAACCTAGGTTCTGGTACTGCTTCTACTACTACTATTGAAGGTAAGCTTACTATGGGTAGTACTATATTCGCTAACAGTGGTGGTGTTATACAAGTTGCAACACAAGGAAATATAGATCACGACTCATTAGCAAACTACGTAGCTAATGAACACATTGACTGGACAAATTCTAGCGCAGGTACTATACACTCTAGTAATATACCCACCCTAAATCAAGATACTACAGGAAATGCAGACACAGCCACAAACTTAACAGCAGGTGATAAAACTTTAGCTGGTATTATAACCATGAAAGGTTTGATAGCCGATGGCGATAGAAGTGTAACAGCTGGTGGAGACGGTGTAGCGTTGCATATAGACGCTATGGATATAACAAATAGTAGTACTTCTGCTTCTGGTACCACTGGTTTTTATAATCATGTAACGTTTGAAAACCCTAGATTGTTAGCTACAAACTCAAATGTAACAACTACAAATGCTTCTACACTTTATGTAAAAGGAGCACCAGTAGCAAGCACAAATCAAACTATTACTAATGCTTATTCTATATTCGTTCAAGGCGGGAATAGTTATTTTGGAGGAGATATAATTGGTGATGGGTCTACTACTATATCAGGTATAGATACTATAACCGCTACAGGTATAATAACAGGAAAGCAAAGACAAATATACCAACAATCATTTATAGATGATTTAGGAGCAAATAATAAACATTATTTACCTTGGAGAGATACAGACGAACAAACTACGATATACCAAGAAGAAGCAGCTATGGTAGCTCCTTATGATGGTAGAATAGTATCTGTAACAATGAGGATTTCATCTGTAAGTGGGACAGGAACTAGGACTATAGGTATACATACTTTAGGTCCTAATACTTCGCAGTTTAGTACATCGAGTTGGACCGAAGAAGAAACAGAAGACGCGAGTATATCGTCTACAGATGACAATCACTTATTTTATTTTGTGTTTGACAATGCTAAACATTTTGAGTCTGGAGAATTAGTTACGCTGTCTATAATAGATGATACAGATTTAACTTCTGGGCAAAGATACACATACATATCTACAGTGGTAGAATGGGATTATAATAATGGATTAGGAACAGGAACATCTAGTGCAGAGTTTGATTCTGCACCGTAACAACATAGAAATGGCAATATATAAAAACATAACGTCTGCAGGTACAGTAGTTTTAAGAGATAAATCTAATTATTCTACTAACACTAGTTTAAACAGAAGAGGTATTAGTGTTACTAAAATAAATAAAATATCTGTAGCTAATGTTGGCTCTGTAGATGCAACAGTTTATCTTCATTTAAAAGCTGTAGAAGTTACTAGAACCGTTAACCAAGCTAATAACACTACAGATAAAATAATATTTGACGAAGACATTATAGTAAGTGAAGCTGATCAAATAAAAGTAGGTGACTCAGTTGTAGACTCTGACTCTACAGTGCACGGTACTGTATCTAGTATAAATCCTAGTGCTAAATCAATAGTTATAAGTGCTAGTGTAGCAATAACAGATAACGAGGTTTTAACTTTTAGAGATGCTCAAGATAGGTTGAGTATAGTTAAAACTGTAATACCATCTAATACAACTTTAGTTTTAGATGATTCTTTTTCTTTTAATATATATAGATATTCATTGCAAGTAAATACTACTGTCAGCAGTGGTACACCAAATTTAACAATAATAATAGAGTAATGAGATTAAGTAAAAACTTTACACTTTCAGAAATAACAAAAAGTAATACAGCAACTAGATTAAATATTAAAAATGCGCCGAGTCAAGAACACCTTAATAATATGCAAATGCTTATTAGAGATCTTATACAGCCTATGCGTGACGCTCTTGGTCCTATTAGGATTAGTAGTGGTTATCGTTCCCCGGCGCTTAATAGAGCCATTGGTGGTTCGAGTAAGAGCCAGCATTGTAAAGGTCAAGCTGTTGATATTCAGTTTTTCAAAAAAGGTGAGATGTGTAATAAAGAAATCTACGACTGGGTTATCAAAGAAGGAATAGAGTTTGATCAAATGATTAACGAATTTGATTATGCTTGGATTCATATATCACTAAAAGATAAAGAAAATAGAAAACAAATTCTTGAAGCGTATAAAGATACTGATGGTGATACAGCTTATAAGCTAGCTGATATTTAGAGTAGATTAGTATAAAATTATGTAATGATATTACGTAAGAGATAGAACTTTAAAAATTAACAAATATAAACTATGGCAACATTAAAACCATCATTAACATTGACGGGTACTGCTTCAGATTTTGGTAGTGCCTTGTCTTTAACAGCAAGTGATACTCTTACTGTAGAAACTCCTTTCTCTGGAGTATCGAGAATATCAATAGGAACTAGTGAGCAAGACATAAGTAGTGACTTGACTACATCTCAAACAGATATAACTTTTGTTTATCTAAAAAACACCGACGACACTAATGTTATAACCATATCAACAGGTGGTAGTGTTAATTTTGCAGATTTAAATCCAGGTGAATTTATGTTTTTACCTGTGAAGGGAGCTGTTGGTCTTAAAGCTACGGCTAATACAGCTGCTTGTATTTTAGAGTATGCATATTTTACTAGAACGTAATAAAAAAAGGGGATAACTATTAAGCTATCCCCTTTATTATTTTATATGTTGGTTATGCTATTTCACAAGCGCCACCAACACAAGCTAACTGATCTTTAAGATCGGTGTTATCTTCAAGCTCTACAACTTTAGAAAGATCTATTTGATGTAGGGCTTTTACCATTTCCTCATATTTCTCTTTTGTTATATCCTCAAACGGCGCTTGAGTATAAGTACCACCATCATAAGGTAATACAGATAAACCGTTGTACTTATCTCTGTTAGCCCACATCCACTCACCGGCTGGTCCCCAGTCAGTGTCTTTCAACGACACAGTTGCAGATACATTATGAGTATTACTACCATGTCTATGACCTTCTTTCACCCATTCAGTTGCTACTTTCTTTACACGCTCAAGCAGATCCATAGCAGACTCAGTTCTAATTATTGAGCCTTCAGGAGCTTTTTGAGGTATACTAATGATAGATGTATCATGAGGCCTGAAATAATCATCCTCTAATATTTCAGGATGATGTTCATTAAGATATGAATATATAGCCTCGTTTTTCCCTACGCGCAGTCTACGGACATAATAATCGTTATGCCATGCATGAATACCTGATGACGTTCCTAGGACCAGAGATGTCGTCCCTGCAGGTTTTACAGTTGTGCATCGCGCTGATTTATTTATGCCGATTATCTTGGCTACCCTCGCGTTTTCTGCTTTGACTATACTTGCACCTTCCTTCATATCCATTTGGAGCACAGCGGCACTCCCTATTCCTGTCATTGACACACCTATAAGAGCGTCTCTTTCTGTTGTCTCTTTCCATACTTCTCTTAAATAATGAAAGTCAGTGTAACCGGCTTGTAGCGTACCAATAAAGGCAGCAGCGCGTACTCGTGAATTAAAATCTTCTTGCGACTCAACATCCGACACATTTACCTCGCATAGATTACAGAACTGAAAAGGTCGTAGTGCTATCTCGCAGCATGGGTTAGTACCCCAAGCTTTATCATTGTTAAGGTAAATACCAGGTTCACCTGAACCAGATAACTCTACACGTTTCCATAGGTCAAAGAAAAACTCTTCAGTTATCTTGTGCCTCATAAGCACTGCCGAGTTGTTTGCCCTACCTCTTTGTGGGTTTGTTTCCCACCAGTTACCAGACTTACATGCTATCATTTCTTCGTCATCTGCAGAAAACAAAGATATAAGAGCTGCTCTACGTATACCACCAGCTAATACAGCGTCAGCAATGTGGCATACAATATCATGAGCTTGTATTGAAGTTAGCTTAGTACCTTCTTCACAAGCATCAAGTATACCTTGAACTTTAGTTAAACACTCTTTCAAGGGTTGTGGACCAGGTGCTTTACCACCAGACGTTACAAGTCTTGCACCTTTAGGTCGTATATCAGAGTAATCAAACTCTATTTTAGATGATCGTTTATCACCCATGTAAGACTTAACTAATACTTTTACAGCATCAGCCCAGCCTTCAATTGAATCACCAATAACGAAACGTCTACTACGTTTTAAGTGTGGCTTTGTAATATCAGGTAGTTGTTTGATGTTGTGTTTCTGTACTGAATAACCTACACCACAACCTGATAACAATAAGAACATTGTTTCAGAAAAACTATCAATATGATCAATCGGTAAGAACGAACAGTTATATAATCTGTTCGGCGATATTTCAATTGGCTTACCACCAAACTGTAAGCTACGCATTGAAGGTAAAACCTTTTTATCGTAAACAAACTTGTAGCTTGATCTTATTTCATCTTCTAATTTAGGGTATTTCTTGATGTGCATATTCATATTACGCGTTACAAGTTCTTCCCAAGTTTCTCTTCTGTTTAATTCTGGAATATACTTAGCATATTTCATATGCACTGTAATGTCGGATAGTATATCCTTACTCGTGTTCGTCATTGGCTTTTCTTTCTATTGTTAAACATAAATCTATAAATGGTAAATATAATACGTGGTTTTCTAGACCACTACCCATGTCTGGGTAACTTCTAAAACCTATTAAAACTCCAGGGTAAAACCCTATTGAAAGTTCCCAGTTAGTCATTGTCTTTTCTTTTATTTAATATTAATTGAATTACTGCATCACACTCCTTTTGATTTTGAGGCTTATATAAAGTTACATGCGGAAATTGATTCATAACTAATCTCTTGAATAATTTCCAGCGCATAGGAAAACTCTCATTGGCTCTACCTTTTGTCTCTATTATAAAGTCTTTACCAATAAAGTCGGGTGTATATTTTATAGGTAGTATACGTTTACAACCTCTGTTAACCATCTCACCTTTACCGTTGCTCTGTCTTTCATAAACTTCGTTATCAAAATAAAACCCGTCTACCAGGGTGAACGTCTCACCTTCATACCTAGATTTTATTTTATTTTTCTTTAGTGCTTGATACATATAACGTTCAAGCCCGGAGGCGAAGGTGATCCCATCATAGGTCACCTTCTTTGATTTAACCGGGCCACGTTTCTTTTTAGTATTCCGTGTCCGGCGTGTTGTCATAATGCTCTCCGTTATTACCGTTGCGCATTATATTATTCATACGTTGCTCCTCTATTTGATCTATCATTTCTTCACGCGCTGCCTGAATATATAATATCGCATCCATTAATTCTTCTTGTACATCGTTTAGATAACCAAGTAAGTCTTTGTGCTTACCTCTACGTTCGTCATCTAACGTGCGACCATATTTCTCATAACCGACGTCTGATCTACGTAGAAATTTATCGCAAACGTTTTCTACTATAGGATCTCTAAACTTCATACTTCTGGTATTACAACCACTCATTGAATCCATTATTTCTCTACTGCTCATAGTGACTCTGTTTTAACAAATGTTCCATTAACCATTTTACCTGTACGTTTTGATATAGTTTGATAAGCATTATCTATACAGTCTTCTATATCTAGTTTTTCTAGTTTAGCTAGGTTTGTAAGTACTACAACCATATCACCGATAGAGTCTATAACTTCTGGCTTATCGTTTTTAAGTAATGCTCTAGCTAGTTCACCAGCTTCTTCCATTAACTTAACATATTGTGTATGCGAATTACCTTTATCGTATATACCTCTAACTGTAGCCCAGCTACGTATTTTATCAAAGATATTAGACCTAGATATATTTGTAAATATCTCTTTAGTACTCATAAACTTAGCCATCGCTTTATTATAAACATAACAGCGCTCTACATTGAACTGAGATGTTACAGCGTTTTGCACTATCCAGTTTACTAAACCAGAGGTTAATTGAAACGTACCTTCATTACTTGCTAACTCCATACCTATATTATCCATTAATCTACCTCTTAGTTTGTTAAGAGGTACAGGAAACGTAGTTGTTTGATCAGTAACGTTTATTCTCATTTTATTATTTTGATTTAAGTTTTTATAAAGTGTTTTATCTACTCTATAACCGAACTGTTTTTGTAAGAATATTTCTCTTTCAGAGATATAATCTATATCATCAGACATCTCGATTATTTCATATTCATCTGGGTTATAACCCTGCTGAATCTCTACCCTAAACTTAGGGTCTTTACTTACTCCGATCTTTTTACCGGGTATGTGGTATAAACAGTATGTCATATCTTGTCGTTATATAAGTGCATGTTATGCGCATGATGATAATACCAACCCATCTCAATACCTAGCATTGATGCAACTAGTTCTTGTAGTTGTGAAAACTGGTATTGATCATTACAAAAGCCGTACCACAGATCGTTAGATCGCATATACACTGACATACATAGCAGACCATCAATTATAGTAAACTGTATTGCGTAAGTACAAGGTGTATCGTACTCATACATATACATTTCTTTACCGTCATATATACTTATAGCAGCTTGCCTTGTATCTTTTTCATCGCGAAGTATATTAATTACTTTAGATAACTGATCTTCACGCATCCACTGCCAACCGTAGTTAGAGTTTACTAGGTCGTGTTCGTTAGCCATACGTTTCCATATAGCTGGAACTTTACCGTATATTTCACCTAGCTTGTTAATATCACGATCGCCAGACAAGTACCATTGCCATTCAGCCTCTGCATAATCAGCAGACCATTTACGCTCTACGTTTTTAATTGTTCTATCTGAAGGATTATTTAAATAAAACCCTACATTGAAGAGCGCTTTAGTATCACCAAATGGTACGCCATGTTGTAGTATACGATCATGGAGGTATTCGTAAGCTTCATTTGCATTTTCAAAGTTTGTTTTCATATTTATCTTTATAGTATTTGCAGTACTCATACATTTTATTCATTGCTTCAGTACCTTTATATGTGTTAGGGTCTAATGTAGTTTTATCTTTCATCATTATCTCTATATGCCAATTACCTACGTTGTTCCAGTCAGGCGCGACACATACACTTATTTTATTTCTTATACACCATTCCCAAGCTTCACGCTGTTCTTTGGTTGCATGTATATGTGGTGCACGTCGAGACTTATCTTTTTTCTTCTTAAACATTATTCCCAAGGCATTGCTTCATCTTCAGCTATGTCAGCTGCAAGAGGTATATAACTACCAGACTTAGGCTCCCATGTAAAATGAGCTTCAGCACCGTTTTCACCAAGGTTTTGAAACTTAACTTTCAATACTTTAGCTTTAACAGTTTTAGCCTCATAGTCTCTATGTACAAGTATACCGTGGTAACTAGCATCGTACCATTCACCACCGCCTTTAATATTATACATAGTAGGCTCTTCAATCTGGCCATCTTTGTCTTTATACATTTTAGTAGGGTGTGCTACAATAAATACTAGTACATCATACTTTTTTGCAAAGACTTCGATCTTAGTTAGATACTCCATTGTATAACGGTTAACATCTTCTGTTTTACAGTTAACATCTCTAACTTTGTTATACGGATCAATAACAAGACATTTAATACCTTTACGTTTAACTAGCTCTCCTCCTTTTTTGAGGACTTCATCAAGTGTATACCTATCCATATCGATAAAAAAGTAATTATCGTTAACATGATCGGTGACCTGCTTCCACTTACTAGTACCGACATCATCTTTTGTTGGCATACCTTCCCAAGTCTTACGAATAAGCTTATGAGCATGAAGATAATTAGGCTTGTTTTCAGGAGAAGCAAACGCAGTTTTCCATCCATAATTTCTATTATAACCTACACACATTTGATCTACAAAGTCTGACTTACCAGACGATGGTATACCTGTAACAGTTATAAACTGCGAGGTATACGTAGAAAATATTTTATCAAAGTTAGGTAGACCAACTTGATAACCAGGTTTAAAACCATTGTGTACAAAGTCTAATAAATCGTTTTCAAGATCACGAAGGGTTGATACACCTTCGAGAGGTACTTGAGTTGCTTTATTAATTACGTCACATAGTTTTTCCTTACCATGTTTTAGAAGGTAATCATTTGCATCTTTATTACCTTCAAAGTCTACAAGATAACAGACTTCAGCACCAAGTCTACGTATAAACTCGTTACGTAAAGCTTGGCCTGGTTCGTCTGCATCTACTGCTAATATAATTTTCTCTTTATCGTCTAGATAGTCAATACAATTGTCTAAGTAATCTAAGTTGTTACTGTTAAGCGTTGCACCGTTAGGTACAGATATTACATTTTTAATACCAGCTTCATGTAAAGCTAATACGTCCATTTCGCCTTCAACAATAACGCACCAGTCATGATTTACAACACTGTTAATATTGTAAAATACTTTCTCAGCACCTTTGTATAACTTAAAATTTTTGCGACCATCTCTATATTTAATATTAATGAGATCCATACCCATATAATAATTAAACTGTATAGCATTTTCTAGTTTACCAGTTTGTGGCATGAACTCTTTACTCTCACGAACTTTAAGTTCGCTAAGTGTTTGTTCAGATATACCACGTTCAGCAAACCAGTTTATAATCTTTTCTGATACAACATGACCATCAAAGTCAGGTTTAACATAATCACGTGTTGATTTACCTTTACGTTTATATGTATGCAGTTGAAAAGTACTGTCGCAGTTATGACAGGTACCGAGACCACGTTCCCAATCATAGGAAGCACATTTTGCTTTCCTGTTCTCAGGTTTCCTAGAAGACGAACACAGGGGACAAATCCCCTGCGTTTTACCGGCTTCCAAGCCATGTTGATTGAACTCATCAATCAAAAATCCATTGATCTCTACTGTCTCCATTAAGTCTTATTAAAATGGTAAATCATCTTCTACTTGAGCAGGCTGTGGTGCAGCTTGCTGCGTTGCATTGTCACGTGGTGCTGTGTCAACGTTTTCACCGTTAGTCCACACAACCTTAACATTACCTAGGTAAGTCTTAGCTGTTTTAGCATCACGCTCTTCCTTAGTCTGCTCAACGCACACTGGACCTTGATTACCGAACTGATCGACCTCATCATTTAAGGTAATTGTAATAGGTAAGTATTTACCTTTTTTACCTGTAATGATTTTGTCTTTTGGTATCTCGTTTAAGTTGATACTTGTTTTAATAATACTCGCCATAGTTTATCCGTTTATTAAGTTAACTAATTGTCGAACTTGTGATACAGTAGCTCCGGTTGTTCGACGGAAATTATCGAAGCTTTTATGATAAGGATGCAAGCCATCAGGCGTATTGTGATTTACATAAAAGTTTGTAGTATTAGCTGTAAACTTTTTTCCTGATATTGTACACATTTTCATTTTTCTTCTTGCCATGGTTTTTGGTTTTAGCAAATTAATAATTGATTTAATTATATTATCCATTAGTAGTCGTATTTAATTCGTGTTAAAGTGTTTCATTGTGTAGATATTGTTTAAAGTCATAATCGCCAGACTTATAGAACAGATCGTAAGCATCGCTAGCTCGTCGTACTTTATCTTCACCACGTTTGTAAAACTCAGGTGAACAATCGTATATACCTATTCTATTAGTGTTTTTGTCTATAACTATAAATATCATCTCATAACCAAACAGTTTACTGTATATATAAGCTTGACTGTCATAATTATATTTAGATGCTGACCATCTAAACTTATCTATATCAGAAGTGGTTTTAAGATCGATCACGAGTTGTTCTTCATGATTAATGATGTCAGCTTTACCTTTCCACATGTTGTCAAACAACTTACCAACACGTGGCTCTTCGTATTCAACTTCATTTAGTACAGGTTTAATTAAATCTCTACAAACATCATTATCCATTACAGCTTGCGTCATGAGCTCGATCTTATCAACCTCGCTTTTTAATAAACACATTTCACCACCAGATAATTCTTTGTATGCTTTAGTATTTCTAGTTGTAGCTTCAACTATTCTAAAGCTTTTGAGCTTTTCAGGCTCTAGTATTGCGGTGTGAAAGTAACCACCAACTAAGAACGCAGGGGTTTGTGGCCGCTTAGCTCTTAGTTTGGCTGGATCTTTTAGTAACGTACCTATATCAGAGTTACTCAAGAACTGGTTACCATACTCACCGTAATAATGTTCGTCTACTCGTAACTTTTCAAGTATTTCTTTCATACTATTTAGTTAGTTTCTTCAACTCGGTTAGTTGTGCAGGTGTCAAAGTATACTTAGATAATATAGCTTTGACGTCTCCACCACCACTAACGAACTCTACAGCTTTTTTCATTTGAGCATCGGTTATCTTTTTCTTTTGTACTGTAGTTGATGCGGTACTATGATTATTCGTAGCGTCTGCATCTTCAGTGTCGTCAATAAGAAATAGATTACCTAGCGCATACTTTTTACCATAAGTAGAAGCTGCACCAAACTGTTGTGAAGTCTGCATACCTTTTTGATTAAGGTCTACACCTACAATTGCCGTTGCTGTTATTGAATCTTTGCCATTAGAAATAGTGGCGGTGGACTGCATCATCGGTACTGGGTCGACGCTAATAATCTCTTCATCGACTTTAACGTACACATTGTGCTTTGTAAGAAACGGTTTTGCCGCTTCGAGAATGTCTTCAGCTTTACGGAAGTAGTATTTTCCGAACGCATTGTATGAAGACTTTTTTGCTTTTAATTCGGTTTGAATAACCGCTAATGTCTTAGTTAATTCTGCCATTGGTTTTAGGTTTATCGGTACCTATATAATTACACATAGATACATAAATTTAACATTTATTTTACACTTAACTTACAGGTAATCAACTACTTGCGAGTAAGGTACGTTGTCTATTAATTTTTCTATAGCTTGCTTTTTTAGCTGCGAAACACGCACATATGAACTGTCACCTTTCATACCTAATATTGATGCTATTTCTTTTGCTGAATGTTTTTTACAGTCAAGACCAAAAGATAATCTCAGTACTTGAAACTCTTTATGGTTTAAATGCTGATGCATTAAGCTTTTAATATAAGCACCTAATATATCTAGATTGTACTCTTTAGCTTCATCAGGCGCATCATAAGTCGAACCATCTTCATTAAATGGTGTGTCTAGACTTAAGAACACTGAGTTGAAAAACATTTCTACAGCTTTTTTATCTTCACCAAAGTCTTTACGTATTTCATTTAACTTGTGTTCAGGTATACGCATACTACCCCTGTTTATATCTATACGCCTACGTATTGCACCACGTATACGTTTAGAGAAAAACGATTTAATAGTTTTTTCAGGATCTTCTGACTCAGTAATATTTGACCATATTATTTTGTCTACAGCCGCTATTAAACCAGCGCTACCCTCTTGTATCAGATCGTTTATTGTCATAACACCAGAGGCTTGCTGTGACGTAGAAAACTTACGTGCTAAATTCTCTACTAAAGGTAGAAATTTTATTATAAGCTCTTCTCGAGTATACTCATCCCAAAACTTACCTTCAATTCTTTCTATGCTTTGTTTTACGTCTTCTTTATATCTGATATAATTATCGACGTTATACTTTTTCATATCTCTTTATTTAATAATTCTTTTTCACGTTTTAATTCATTACACATATTGCGATGTATTGTGCGTGCTGAACAGTCTAATAAGCCAGCTAGACGCCGTATCGTGATCTTATTTCCCATATCGTTAATATCTATCATGCATTGATAAATATCATCAGGATGGACACGTTTTGATCTGCCTATAAGTTTGCCAACTATACTAAGCTTTTCATGCTTATCAAGTCCAGAACTCATTTTAAATACAACTTTACGCAACCTATTTGTAGGTGGCCTATCAAGATCAGACATGTACACATCGTGTATAATGCGCTCAAGCCCTGTGCTAGATATACTAAACGTAGTAAAACCGTTACTTTTATCTACAATAAACTCAGCTAGACTATTGAACTCATCTGGATCTAACTTTGGGTTTAAGTACCACAGTACTAGCAAATGCCATTTAAGGCTTTTGTAAGTATTAATCTTAGCGTTACCTTTAAATAGATCATAAGCTTGATACGTGCCATTTTCATAATACATGTAATGTAGTGTATCGTGATCAGGCGGTTCTATTGGGTCGCGTCGGTATACTATTCTGCGACGATGTAAGTAGTCTAAATTACGTGGTATTTGTGACATAAGCCTATTATTCTTTATATATAGGGGCTGTTGTCACAGTCCCCAATGTTGCCACAATGATTCTTTTAGAATCATCTTTGGTGTATTTAATTCGGTTAAAATCCTCAATACGTTTCTTTAGGTCTTTCTTCATACAACTTTTCCTTATTAAGGTTTGCAATGTGTTTCTTGTCGTTAATGTAATAATTCCAGTAAGCTTGCAAGCTACATTCATCTTTGTATTCGTCTGGCATAGCCTGTGGAGGTTGTGTAAAACCTGTATGAGGTAAACCTCCAGGCAAAAAACGTACATATGGCTCGCACTTCGTATAAGACAAATGATCTTTACCATATCGTTTTTTATACTCCTGTGCCAAGGCTACAAAATGATAGTATAACCATGCATAATTCTGTGCTGATCTTCTAGCCCATATAGTAGAAGGATGATTAACGTGAGCTCGCTTGTATGGTACATTTGCATCGTCACCCATAATCTCGTGATGTGCAGTACATAACATTTGAGCTGACTCTAGTATCATCTTAACTACATGCTTATTATACTGTAGCTTTGCAGCTTCAACTGGATCTTTATGTAAATAAAATATATTCATTACTCGTAATCACGTATACATTTAAACAAAGGATGACGATAGCTGCCGGCTTTTGTACGCTCGAAGTATTTGAACGTAGCAATTTTACCTACCCAGCTTTGCATCTTTTCAAAGTTTTCTTCTAGGTATTTTTGTTTGTCCATAACAGGCATACCGAACTCGTTACCATCTTCATCTATTGCCATGAACTTACCGATAGTACCTATACGTTTACCTTTACCTGCAACCCAGCCGATAATCTTAGCTTCAGCGTCGTGAAACTGTTTGAACTTACGTAAACTGTGCGAACGTTTGTGCTGGTAAATATCATTAGTACGTAGTATAGAGCCTTCGTAACCTGCTGCTAGATTAGCGTTATTCTCGTGCTGCGCATCAACTTCATTGCGAACTAAAGTACTTTCAACTTGTTTCACACACCAGTTACCTGGTACATTCATTTTTATCCACTCATCACGTTCACTAAAAGTGCTTAGTTTAGGATGAATAACATCATAACAGTGAAACTCTACTAATCTAGTAGACTCTTCTCTGTGTTCATCTGTTGGTTTAGTTTTACGTACACAAGAGATAATCTTTTCGAAATCATCTTTTAACTTGTGATTGTATAGCTCGCCGTCGAGTACTACGTCAGGGTTTAGTTGAAAAAATGGTCTTAGATTGAATAGTATATGGTCAATATTTTTCCACTCTTTACCTGTACGTGAGTACGCTGTTACTGTGCTATTGTCATACTGTATTAGACAACGAACGCCATCAAGCTTAGGTTGTATAAATACAGGACCATTATCGTAGTCAATTGGTCTGTCGCTGACAGGATGTGCCAGCATTGGTTTATGTCTCATCATCTTCATTTGGTATTTCTTCGTCAGGCGGCATGCCTAACTTTTGTTTAATTTCTCGTATTCTTATTTTCATAAGAGCACATTTTTCGTATTCTTCTCTTTCGAGATAAGCATTTTGCAGTGTCATACATCTAGCTAACTCACCGACTAAATGATCTAGACTGTTGTCAACTTCCCAGTTATCAACTTGAGACTCTAGAGCTTTAGTAATCAGTGCGTTAGCTATTTCTTCTGCTAGCTTTTTAATTTGTTTATCAGTCATATTATCCACAAGCGTTCGTATTTAGTTTGTGTTTTCTACATCTACACATTTAATCTTATCGCCGTTCCAGTTGTGATCAATAGCTTTTGATTTTAGGTTATCATCAAAAACTTCAAAATCACCTAGATTATTAATTTTTCTTTGTAAATCTTCTGGTTTACCTACAAATATACACTTATCTGGTATATCTTTATATTTATCACAGTGCTCACATTCAAAGCTTTGGTTAATCCTAAATATACTTATCCAAGTATCTTTGCCGCGAGCTTGCCATATGTAGTAGCAATAGTATGCGTCATTGTGCCACGCATCTAAGTTATCTATTTCCCATTCATCTATAACTTGACGGTTTACAATAGAATTAGCAATGTCTAGCCCTATCGACTCAACATTGCAATCATAATGTACATAAAATTGTGCATGCCAGTTGTTCGGGTGCTCACTAAATGATACACCTGGCTCGCGCGTAGCGAACCTTACTATACCACTAGTTGCCATACTGCATAAGCATATAAATTCCACCAACTACTATACTACCCATAACTGCTACATAAGCAGCCATTGCCACGTAAAACGCGTACTGTTTAAATTTCTCCTTCATACTCATAATATCTGTTTTGTGTTTCTTCAATAATAAATCTACCCCATCTAGTATGAAAACCATAGCTATGTGACATACCTACAGGTTCATTAGCTAGAAGTAATCTCATTAACTTACTTTCATCTATATCTTGTTCTTCAGCTATATCTGTAATAGCATCAGCTAAAGAGTATAGATTATGTCTAGGTTCGCAACCTAGCTCGTTAACAATGTATTCTTTAATTTCAAATGCTTTCATTCAAACAAGTCTATTTTATCTAATAATTCTTTTGCTTTTTTATCAACCATACTATCTAGTAGGTTGTGCTCCATGTTTCTTCTAATTAACTGAGCTAACTCAGTCCAATCGTAGTGAACGAAAGGATCTCGTACTTCTTCACCTTCAAATCTTTGCTGTGGTTTTACACGTTTGCTATACCAACATAAACCACTGCGGTTTATACCAGTATGCGTGTGACTGAAACCCTTAAGCTCGTCTACAACGTCTCTAACGCATTTAGCAATTTGCTCTTCAGCTCTGTTTTTTAATTGCTTTTCAATTTCGTTTGTTGTCATTATTCTTTGTATTTAGTCTTTTTACCTGTTTCTACTGCGCAAAGTATTAATACACCTATGTACGCATATACTTGCCAACCCACTAATCTAATAAAATCATGTAAGCTTCAGCGTTGTTTTCTCTAAACCAATCAAGACCTTTACGCATTTCACGTTGAAAGTATGCTGTTTTAGGATCAAGCATATCGCCGTTGTACTTTAAATCTATAGCAAGTTGTGCACCCATTATCATATCGTATATAGATAACTCAAGCGCGTTAAGCTCACATTCAGCTCCACTCCAGCGATTTACGACTACATCACCTTTGTCGTACACTTCGCCATCAAACCATTTAGGTACTTTTTGTTCTTTAGTTTTTGCCATAATTAAGATTTTTTAATAAATAAATCACCATACATAAAATCAAGTAAAGGAACGTCGTAAACACTATCATGCGAAAAGTTTACAACTTGTCTACACGTACCAATAGGTAGATCAGTCCAGAACTTGTGTTGTTTCAACTGTGTTTTAACGTCTTCAACTAAGTAAGGATACTTGTCTTTGTCTGCCAGTATTTTACTTTTAACTGCTGGCTTCAGTCTTTTCCATAGGTTATCCATATGTAATTTAATTTAGGTTAGTGCTCGGAGGCGGATTCGAACCACCAATTACCGATTACCACGCCCGTATCTCCTCCCTGAGTTCCTAGTTGTGGCGCAAGCTGTAGCAACACTTGCATCCGAGCTGTAGGTTTTTCCTACTCTACATTTATTCTAATGGATTTACTGTACCGAATACTTCAGTTAGTCGATCTACGATGTGATCACCTAAATCTGTCATTTGATAGCCTAATTCGATACTATTAACAGTAACACAGTTGTTATAATCTAGTTCTAATTCAACTTCTGCGTCGTTTAAGTTAGGATCGAAAGCTTCACAAGCTCTTATAATTATATCACCAACTTCAGTCCACTGCTCTTCAGTTAGCTTAGGTTTGTTAAAATCTGCTAACTCTTTAGTCAATTTATTTTGCTCATCAACTAATTTTTGTACGTTTCCGCTTGCTTCATCGATAAGAACGCCAAGTTCTTTGATTCTGTTTTCTAATTGTTCTTTGTTCATTTGTTATAAATTTAATATATTATCCATAAGTAATCGTATTTAGTTTGTAAATGTAGCATATACTTTTACTCTTTTTGCTGTACATATCAACTCGTGACGCTTATTGTCAACAACTTCAGTCGTTTTTGGTTGATATTTTGGGTTTTTACTGTTTAATTTTCTCTTTTTCATAGTGAATCGTTCTTAGGTCCAAATAGTATTCTTGTTTCTTGTACAATAGCTTCACAGTCTTCGTCAGAAATATCACCTATATCTTCATAGTCGATGTCAAAATCATCTAAAACTCGAGCGATACCATCCCAGAATACTATATCTAAGTGATCTTCCAAACTATCTGCCATGTAACTTGCTATTTGTTCTATGTGTTCTGCTTCTAATTTCATGATAAATTATATCTTTGTCCATTAATAAATACCTCTACTTTGTCTTGTACTCTAGCTAGAGGATTAGCTTTTTTCAACTCGTTATACTCATCGCGTGATATAGTTACTGTGTCACCTTCCCACTTAGCTTTGTGTCTAAAATCACAGCACTCTTTAATCTGCTCAATATTAAAGTCACAGCAACTATATAGCTTGCTACCGTAGCGGTTTTTAAGTATATAATTAGCTAAGTAAACAAGTTGGTCATCAAAGTTATTAACAAATACTGGTTTAAAACCTGTGTAATTACCATATTCTTTGTAGTAACTATTCCAATATTTAGTTCTAGTTTGGTATCTTTTGTTAATATACCACGGAGAATGATTGTAATTACTAACATCTCGTATGTAACCTGAGTCGTAAATAGCATACTTATAAGTCGTACTATTACCAGTATAACTTAATCTACGAATAGGTAACTCGTAAACTGTCGTACCATTTTTCTTCTGCCGAGCAGTAGTTATCTCTTTGATACCCATTAGTTTAAAGAAACCAAGTGCATCAGTACGATCTTTTATAGTCGTATCTATTTGCTTACTAGTGATTACCTCACCAGCTTCATCTAAATATCTGTTACTCATATCTCTGCGTTATCTGTTATTATTTCACCATCTGAGTGCGACATCCACTCACAGTCATTCATGCGATGACCTTCACCTATTAAGAAGTTTTCGATTGCTTCTGAGTCGTCTACGATATATTTTAAGACATATTGAAACACTCGCCCTTCTTCAAAGTCTAATACTGTTATATACATAGTTTTAATTTAAATTGTTCATAAATATTATCCGTTACTAATCGTATTTAGTTTGTAAAACTAATTCTACTATATCAGTAACGATAGTTTGCTTTTCATCATCAGTAAGACAATAGCCATTTAAGTAATCAAACTCTTGTATTACTTTATTGTATAGCTCTTCTCTGTATTCTATAAAGTTTTGTAAATCTTTATTCATAATTTCTAATTTTTAGTACCCGAGATGAGATTCGAACTCATAACCTACGCCTTAGAAGGGCGTTGCTCTATCCAGTTGAGCTACTCGGGCAAGAGTATCCTCCTGTTAAAACGCTGTTTCAGCGAGGATACTAGCGCAAGCAGGTACCATAACCTTTGCGTCTGCTTGCTTTGTAAATAGCGTCAGCAGTTTCTTGGCTGACAAGCTGTATTGTATTACCGGTTTTGTGGTTAGTGATTGGTACACAGGCATATCTAGCTGTTGTCGAACAATTAATACATGTCTTGTAACCAAGATCTAATCTACCTTGCGGTATTTCTGCTGAGCATCTACATTTCATAATTTATCGTTTATTATATTATCCACAAGTGGTCGTATTTATTTTGTAACAACCTGCTCATGTGGTGTACTTACTACTGGTTTGTATTGCTTGTATAAAGCTATTGCTCGGTCAAACTCGTTTTCACCTATCTCTTGTAATTGCTCAATAGTTTGCCATATTTGAGTAAATTCACGTAAACCTGAGTTGTAATATCTCGAGTCATCAGAGTATTCGTAAAACCAGTCATGGTGTTTTAACTGTGACTCAAGAGTGTTTAGTAACCTAATAGTATCTGTACTCCACAATCTAGTAGTATTTATCTTGTTCTCGTTCATAGTATTGTTCTATTTCTATATTTAACATTTCCGTTTCGTAGTTTTCTACGTTATTCTCACTTACCCATTCACCAGTTTCTTTAGATTTTAGGTATTCACCTCCAACAGAAATAACTTGGTCATGAGTAAACTTCTTTGGTTCTTGATTCCAAACTCTACGAACCTCTTCGATATGCTCGTATAATTTAGCTCCTTTTGGTAATTTATTATCTTTCATCTCTGACATAAGTATATCCTTTATAATTAAACCACTCGTACAAACCACCTTTGTCTGTACCATCATCTATACAACCGAAGCGATTAGGTAAATCACCTACTTTATACGGTCGCCACTTAGTTGAGATAACTGTATCTGCAAACTGTTCAAGTATGTAAATACAACTATCTTCTTTAACTGTTCTTATTAGTCTCATAGTTATTTATTTAATATTCATCTATATTATCCACGAGTCATCGTATTAAGTTTGTGTTTTAGTTTAGCTAATTGCTTTTTACCAATATTCTTGGTGTTAGCAATATACTCGCTGATACCAGCTTTAGTACTTACCATTCTCTTGTAAGCGTAATTTCTTTCGATAGCTTCGTCTTGACGACGTTTTCTAGCTACCGCAAACTTACCTGTTCCTCTATAACGGAACATAATTTTCTTTTCTTGTAAAAGTCCTCTCATATCTTAGTTTTTAGGTCTGTGGTGATGACAAATTCCACTCGGGTGACTTGTCTTCTGTTTACAATTAGTATTAGTTTTAGTTGTTGCCGAGCAAACTACAGTTGGATTCACTTCTTTCTTAACGTAGTTAGGATTGTGTCGCCAACACAAGACAGAGTTATTCCATGCAGTAATTTTGCACTGAACTCCAGCTTTTGTAGTTGCTGTACATTGTACTTTATCTTGAGCAAATCCACTTAACGTAGTGAACAACGCAATAGTTATCATAGATTTTCTCATAGTATATAACCTGCTTCTAGTGCTTTAACTTTAGCTGCCTCTTGTTTAGCTCGCTTAGCTTCGCACGTGTGGTTATTAATAATTCTAAATGGTGGACGAGTTTCGAACTCGGTTTCCATAGTGACGTCTTTGCCACATAGTTTACAGTGTAATTGCATAGTAATTTAATTTAATAAGTTAATAATTTCTAGTGATAGCGAGCGAATCGAACGCTCCGAATACCATAACTATCGTGCTTGTTCATATTTGATTTACCAGTAAACAAGTGGAACTAACTGGACTTTTAACTGCTACGCGAACGCAACTTCTGGAGTAGCTGTTTCAACGTCTTCAACTTCAACAGTATTATCTTCAGAAGATATTACCGCGTCAGTATCACGAAGTACTTTTGGTATATTATTAGTCGCAGTGTACGACTTGTATTTTTCCCAGCAGTTCATCGCTTCAAGGTTATCTTTCATAATCTCGTACGCTTTATCGTGCGAATAAGTTATTACTTTACCGCTTTTAAACGATACTTCAACGTTCGTATTTTTACCGATTAGAGATTGACGAATAACAAATCTTTTTGATTTTAGTAAATTTGACATAGTTAATTAATTTAAGTTAAGTTTATAATTTATTTATTTATTTATTTTCGTTACATTATTATTATCGAACAAACTTCGTATTTATTTTGTATTAGTCGTCGAGTACTGACTTGAATCGATTAGCTTCTTTGTGACACTCGTGTATCATAGGAATTATCTTCATTCGTAACTCGTGACAAGCGTTTGCTAATTCGTAGTTATAAAAGTGCTCGTCAGTATGCACTTCTGATAGTGCTGTAAGTGCGATACCAAGATTCTTCATAGTATTTTCTTGTATTCGACAACAGATATAGTTTTTATCTTCTTTATTTGGAATTTTATACATAGTAATTTAATTTTATCTTGATTGAGTATAGTTTATATTTTTATTTGAAGTTAAAGTTGAATTATATTTATTTAGTAATTGTTTTTTAGTTGTAAAATTATTGACTAATGAGTCGACTAGTATATAAACTAAGCCGTTTAATTTGAATTGACTTGATAAGTCGATTTTTTGATAATTTTTTGGTAATTGATGAAGTTGAAATGGAATATATTTATTATTATTTATAGTAATAATTTTATTTGAAGAATTAGTTTTAATAATAGTAGACATAAGTTTTTAATTTTTAAGTTGTTATATTTTATTTTTATTTACGTTATTATTATCGAAACAACTTCGTATTTAGTTCGTAAAAAGTGGATAATTTATTAATAAGTAAAATTTAGTATAGAGATGTTCCACCACTTCTCTCTACTTGCAATTAGTCAATTAAATATTCGTGAGTAATTAACAGAATTACTAGACAGAACGGTATTGCTACTGCGAAGCGAGCGTCACCTGTAGCGGCGAACAGCATTAGTACTAATATATTGCTCCATAGTGATAGAGTGAACGGTAGTAAACGTAGTAATTTTCTCATAGTTATCTGATAATAAAAGTTAGTAATTCGAATTCGTCTCGAGTAATAAGACCTTTCATGAGGCCCAAGTAGTAAGTCGATACGTCTCGACCAGTAGTTTTAGATATAATTTGCATAGTAATTAGTTTAATTTAGTTTTTAATAGTTTAATATATAATTCGTGTAAAGCTTCTAATATAGCATCGTCTGTTACGTTGCCGTTTAAGTATTGGTTTAATTCGTCGATAGTAGCAATAATTTCTGTTTGCATAATTTAATTTATTTAGTTTATATTCGATAATATTATCCGAGCTTAGTCGTATTAGCTTTGTATAGCTAAGTCACGACAGAAAGCTGGAATATTATTTGAATTAGTATACGACTTGTATTTATCGAAGCACGGCATAGCATCGAAACGAGATTTAAACTTGTTATAAACTTCGTCGTGATTATACGATACTGTTTCGTTTTTCTTGTTAACGAAAGTTATTATTGTATTTTTTCCGATTAACGATTTTCTGATAACGAAACGATTTGTAGTAATTGAATTTGATTTTAGCATAATTTATTTATTTATTTATTATTTATTTATTTTAATTACAATAATATTATCGATATAACTTCGTAACTATTTCGCGAAAATATAAAATATAAATAATAAAAGGTGGGGGTATATAAAAAGGGGTATATATAAAAAAGAAGAGGGTGGGGCTGGGTTAAACGGTTTGACTTTTGTTTTTGGCGGGGGTAAAAATTTTTAAAGTGATACACCAAACCCCAAAATTTGCAATACGGAAAAGTATGACAATAGCCTATATAAGGTATCTAGTAACTAGCTAATGTCACACTTGTAAATATTACTATAACAATGTGATTATACTATCATGGATAAAAAAACAAAAAGAAAAGAATCTAAAGCTCACAACAGAGCTGCTAGAAAAACAGAGGGTACTAGATTTGCTCAGTTCCTTAGACGCAAGTTCGGAAAGAACAGACCTAAAAAAGCGTAGACATGGCATACATACAAAAGAATAATCCTTTTAAAAAGGTAAAAGACAACAAAGGGAGAAAGGCTGAAAAACACGTTTCAACAAAAAAACCTGAAGAGCGATCAGAGTTTGAAGAGTTCAAGATGAACCCTAATGCTTACATATCTGGTGCACCAAGAAGATTGTATAACTATTTTATGGGTAGATAACATGGCATATATACAAAAAGGTAATCCATTTAAGAAAAGATTTGTAAAAGCACCTGGTGAAGTTTCAAAACCGTCAGGAGCTGCAGCTGGACAAGGTTATTTTGATCAACTAAAAGCTCAAAAACAAAGTAGTACTTCTTACGAAAGTTATGGATCTTTGGGTGAAATTGAAAGAGCTCAACGTAAACGGCCTAGTAATATAGAAACTTCTATGCCTGCTGTAGACGTTGGTGGTACAGGTAACTTCAATGATACAGCTCACGGTGCTGATCTTGGTAATTACCACATGAGAAAAGCTAAAGACAAGACTATTGAGGCTGCTGGAATAAAAGGATCTGTAGGATTAGGATCTTTATCAAGAAGACAACGAATAAGACTAGAAAAAGGCGGACCAAAAGCCGATAGACAGCTAGCTAGAATAAAAAGAAGAGCAGAAAGGAGAAAAAGAAGAGGTAGAGTGTAATAAATAAATCAATATAAACCAAAAATCAAACAAATGACCTATTATTACTATAAAACCAGTACCCTAAATACTGGAAAACCGAACGTATCGGAAGAAAAAATCGCTGAATGGAAGCATTTAGCAGACAAAAAGAACTGGAGAATAACACAATTACCAAATGGCTACTACCAAACAGAAGTCAACAACCCAAATGACGCAGAAAAATGGGTTGACATCACGCGTAGAGAGACTCTCGATGGAGCTGAAGCAGCTATCGATGGCAGTGTCGAACACTTTGGTAAAAAACTGGAGTTCCTTAGCGGACCGAAAGTAGTAAAAACCTTCGACTCTTAAGCATTATACAATTTAATTTAATTCAATTCAATACATTATGGAGTACAATTTACCTAGCGAGCTCGTTAAAGACCTAAACTTTGGCGAGGAAGCTGAAAACAGAGTAATTGCTGGCGTTAATAAGCTAGCAAAAGCCGTTAAGTCCACATTAGGCGCATCAGGTAAGTGCGTAATCTACGAAGATGGACGAGGCAAGCCGGTCATAACAAAAGATGGTGTAACCGTTGCGGAAAGCGTAGTCTTATTTGATCCGGTCGAGAACATGGGAGCAACCCTTGTTAAAGAAGCTGCAAGAAATACTGTAAAAGAAGCGGGTGATGGAACAACTACCGCTACAGTTTTAGTCGAAGCACTTATAAATTCTATACGTCTTGCCGTCGCTGCAGGCGTTTCAATCAGAGAAATTAAAGATGGAGTTAATCAATGCCTAACAGAGGTTATGGAGTACCTAAATTCTACTGCTATAGAGGTAGAAGGTGACATGCTAGGTGCTGTAGCTGCTATATCTTGTAATAATGATAAAGAGTTAGGAGCTATTATAGCACAAGCTTACGAAGAAGTAGGTAAGCACGGTGTTGTTTTAATGGAGGAAAGTGAATCAGAGGACACTTACGTAGATGTAGTTAATGGTGCGCAGATAGATTGTGGGCTCACATCTCCACATTTTGTTACTAACACAGATAAACATATATGTGAACTAGATAATCCATACGTGCTAACGGTTTCCTCTGAAATACCTAATATACGCAAGATACAAAGCATATTAGAGCATGTTATAAAACAAGGTAGAGCTTTACTTATTGTAGCTCCAGTAGCACAGCAAGTTAAGTCTGCGTTACTTATGAATAAAGTTAAAGGCAATATAAAGGTAAACATAGTTGACCCACCTGGCTTTGGCCCTACCAAGAAAGATGCTATAGAGGATCTAGCTATATTAACTGGTTCTACTGTTATTAATGAAGAACTAGGAGATGATCTTGATCTTATTACACCAGAACATTTAGGTGAAGTTGACTTTGCTGTTACTGATGATAAGAATACTACTATAACTATGGATGGCACTACAAATACCGTGCTAGAAAGAATAGTAGAAGTTAAGAATAAAATATCAGAAGAGAAAAACGGGTTTATTAAAAAGAAGTTAGAACAACGTTTAGCCACATTATCTGGTAGTGTAGGTGTTATTAAAGTTGGTGCTGACTCTAAAGTTGAACTTAAAGAAAAGAAAGATCGTGTTGAAGACGCTATATACGCTACTAAAGCAGCACTGCAAGAAGGTATTGTCCCGGGCGGAGGTGTTGCATTACTTAACGCATCGGAAAAAATTTTGACCAGCAAAGCTGGTGATATATTGCTTGAGGCTATAAGATCACCATATGATACTATATTAGCCAACTCAGGGTTTACATGTAAAGAGAAGTGCGACGTGGGTGTAGGTGTAAATGCTATAACCGGTGAATGTGTAGACATGGTTGATAGTGGTATTGTAGATCCAGTGCTAGTAACTAAAACAGCATTGAAGAACGCTGTGTCAGTAGCTTTAACTATTATGTCAGCTGATTGTGTAATTTCAAATGTAAGAGTAAATGAAGGCAGTTAACGATTATATAGTTATAGAAAAGATAAAAGAACAGAAGACTACGTCAGGTGGTCTTCTGTTAACTGACGATACAGACATCGATAATAGATACAAAAAAGCTAAGGTTGTGTCTGTTGGTAATCTAGCTGAGTTAATAAAGATTAACAGCATAGTAATGTATGATCAACATGCTGGTCATGATATAGAGTACGATGATACAATGTATAGAGTAATACGTTTAAGAGATGTAGTATTAGTAGATGAGAATAACAGCTGATGACATAAAGCAAATACAATTATTTAAGTACTACAGAATAGTGCGTAAATGGATGTGCAAGGCTAATAATCTAAAAGATGCTGATCTAGAACTTTTAATATATTTAAATTGTTTAGATAGATTTACTAGAGATGAGTTTATCAATGGAGTTTACGCTTATTCTTGGGACAAGCATAGGTGGGAGAGGCTACGTAGAGACGGATGGATAGACGTTTGGCGAGAGAGGAATCGTACAACAATGAAGTATGCTGTTTACAAAACGTCATTTAAGTGTAATCATATGATAAGTAGGATATATCGCATTTTGCTTGGTCAAGAAGATATACCCGTATCAATTAAAAATCCTTATTATAACAACAAGTCTTATACAGATAAAGTTATGAATAAGGCTATAGATGATATGATTAAAGATAAAGACAGATGAGATATAAAAAACTTTCCACGCCTATAATTAGAAAGAAGCTAGATAAAGGAATATCCGCTGAAGCTAATCTTGACGGTAGTATATTTCTAGATAAATCTATTAAGAAAGGTAGTAAAGAAGAGATACAGACTGTAGCTCATGAAAAACACCACATAAAACAGTTTGACGACAATATACTACACTATAACGATTTTAATGTAACGTGGAAAGGTAAGCTTTACAAAAGACAAGATGGTATGATAGAGTATAACGGTAAGTTCTATCCTGAAGGCCACGATGTATTTCCGTGGGAAAAAGAAGCCGTTGAAGCTGAACATCCTTACTGCATGGCTTGTTTTGATGACACCGAGCTAAGAAAAATGAAACCACCTAGAGACGATTCATTTGATACAGCTCAAGAAATAAAAGAGTTACAAAGAATAATCATAGATAAGAAGTTTGCTGAAAAGTATGATAGAACTTTAAACGTATTTAGACAAGTTGCAAAAAGAAAAGGTATAAAAGATTTTGACGAAGACTTTGTTAGGATGCTGCTTGATAATTCTATGGACCCTATACATAATTTAAAAGACTACTTTAACAGGCCAAGACCTCAAGAGCTAGCTGAGCGTATGAACCTACAGCTAGATATAGTAGATCTTAAATCAGCGAAAACAGCTTCATACCCTAGTGGTCATTCAGCTCAAGCATTTTTAGTAGCCTTAGCTTTAGGTGATAAATACCCTAGATATAGAAAAGACTTTTTAAAAGCTGCAAAAAAAATATCTTATAGCCGCAGAGTAGCTCACGTGCACTATAAGAGTGATAGTAAGTTTGGTGAGCTTGTAGGTAAATCATTATATAAACACATTAAAAACAAAAGCTAATGCCTGGTAAAAAGAAAGACAACAATGCTGCAATGCTTAAATTGACTCCTGGTCAAATGAAGATGATCAAATCTATGATGGAGAAAAATGAAGGATCTGAAAGCGCTACTAAAAAAGGTAGAATGAAAAACATGAGTGGTGTAAAGAAAAGAAAAAACATGAGTGGTATAAATAAAGGCTCAAGGTATAAAGGATCAAAGAAAAAATAAATGGGATTACTGCAGAAAGTATTATCTACTGGAGCAGGTAAACTTATAAAAGATGTTGGTGGGGTCTTAGATGACCTCACTACTTCTAAAGAAGAGAAGTTAGCTGCACAGCATAAGATTAAAGAGTTAATATCTAACCACGAGTTAGAAATGCAAAAGCAGGTGACTAATCGCTGGGAGGCGGACATGAAGTCTGACTCTTGGTTATCAAAAAATGTTAGGCCACTAGTGCTTATATTCTTAGTTGTATCAACGGTATTAATGATATTTATTGATGCTGGTCTTATAGCTTTTAATGTAGAGCAAAAATGGACTGACTTATTACAATTAGTATTAATAACAGTTATCGGTGCGTACTTCGGTGGTAGATCGATAGAGAAAACAAAAAAGTAATTTAATTTAATTATGGCAACAAAAGAGATGGTTGATTTAAAACCAAAAGCAGAAAAAATTAGTGCTGAAGAACTTAAAGACTTACAGCAAGTAGTTAACGATAATAACGCTATACAGTTTAGAGTAGGAGCTTTAGAAGCTCAAAAACACGAGTTGATGCACAAGCAAGCTGGTATACAAACTAAAATTGTAGAACTGCAAAATAAGTTTAATGAAGCTTATGGTACGTTTGATATTGACTTGAAAGACGGTACAATTAACTACCCTAGCAGTGATGAGTAGTCATGTTATTAGAAAGATAACTATAGGCAAAGACTACAAAAACGATGCTATGCATTACTCTGTAGGTCAAGATGTCTACGGTGGTCATACGATATGCGATATATTAGAAGAGGAAGAAAAGTACTCTATTTATATACGTAAGAAAAACATAGTTATACCTTGGAAAGACTTCAACAAGAACATGGCAATATCTGTTGAATACGATCTTAACTACTAATGAAACCGTTATACGACTATATAATAAAACCTGTAGGTAGTAGGTATAATAACTCTATAGAGGTAGCTGATGGCAAGAGCTTAATAATAAATACAGAGATATTTAATCATGGATATATTAACCGCAAAGCTGTTGTTATCTCTACTCCTATTGATAATGTACATAACTTACAAGAAGGACAAGAAATAATAGTTCATCACAATATATTTAGACGTTGGCACAACGTGAAAGGTATTGAAAAAAATAGTAGAGGTTTTTTAAAAGAAGACGAATACTTAGCTAGCCCTGACCAGATATATATGTACAAGAATCTAGGGTGGGAGTGTGTAAATGGTTACACGTTTGTAAAACCACTTAAGAGCACAGACAAATACTCTACACAAAAAGAAAGGCCGTTAGTCGGTGTGGTTAAATACTCTGATGGAACTTTTTTGCCTACACAGTTAGTAGGCTTTAGACCTAGTAGTGAGTTTGAATTCATTGTAGATGGTGAAAGACTATATAGAGTTTTAAATGATTTTATTACAATTGAATATGAATACAAAGGAAACGAAGAAGAATATAATCCAAGCTGGGCGAAAAGCTGTTGAAGAACTAATCAAGGTTGCTAAAGAGCCTATTGTTGATTCAGATGACGACATATCTGCAGACAGATTAAAGAACGCTGCAGCCACAAAAAAGCTAGCTATATTTGACGCGTTTGAAATACTAACTAGGATAGAAGAGGAGGAGAGAGTTTTAAATGACCTAGAAAAGCCAAAAGAAAATAAACCTAAGTTTCAAGGTTTTGCTGAAGGGAGGAGTAAGTAATGTATGAACAGTCATTATATAAAACGATAGAACCTGTAAAACTTACTACTATACACAGACTTAATAAAGGTAAGAAGTGGAAGTATGGTTACGACAAAGATAGCGATGTAGTAGTTATATCGAAGTCTGGACAAATAGGTGAGATATTAGAAATACAAGGTTTAAAGATAGCTTTACCTAAAGTACCTAAACAAGTGTTTAGTTGTTCTAAAAATAAGAGTGAACAAAAATGGCGTAAGTTTAAAATGCCAGACGCTTTTAAAAAAATAAAAACTAGGTTCGACTGGGAAGATTATCCTAAAGAATTTAAAGAGCAACACTACAGTTATATAGACCAAGAGTTTGATAGAAGAGATAACGGTTTTTGGTTTATGAATAACGGAACTCCTACTTACTTACCTGGTAGCTATTACATGTATTTACAATGGAGTAAGATAGACGTAGGTGCTCCTGACTTTAGGGAGGCTAACAGATTATTTTTTATATTCTGGGAAGCTTGCAAGGCAGACCAAAGGTGTTACGGTATGTGTTATTTAAAGAACAGACGTTCTGGTTTTTCTTTCATGAGCTCAGCTGAAACAGTTAACTTAGCCACTCTTGCAAGTGATAGTAGATTTGGAGTGCTTTCTAAAAGTGGTGCTGACGCAAAGAAAATGTTTACAGATAAGATAGTACCTATAAGTATTAATTATCCTTTCTTCTTTAAACCTATACAAGACGGTATGGATCGTCCAAAGTCAGAGTTAGCTTATCGTATACCAGCTAAAAAGTTTACTCGTAGAAAGATGCGGGAGTCAGAGGTTGAAGATGATATGCAAGGTTTAGATACTACCATAGACTGGAAGAATACTGGCGATAACAGTTACGATGGTGAAAAACTAGCTTTACTAGTACACGATGAAAGTGGTAAATGGGAGAGGCCAGATAACATATTAAACAACTGGAGAGTAACTAAAACTTGTTTAAGACTGGGTGGTAGAATAGTAGGTAAGTGTATGATGGGATCTACATCAAACGCTTTAGACAAAGGTGGTGATAACTTTAAAAAACTCTACAATGACTCAGATGTCACGAAAAGAAATAGAAATGGTCAAACTAAATCTGGTCTATACTCTCTGTTTATCCCAATGGAATGGAACTATGAAGGATTTATTGATGAGTTCGGACTTCCTGTATTTGATACACCTAGTAGCAGAAGAAGAGGCCCAAATGGCGAACTAATAGACATAGGTGTTGTTGACTATTGGGATAATGAAGTTGAAGGGTTGAAAGATGACCAAGACGCTTTAAACGAATTTTATAGACAATTCCCAAGAACAGAAGAGCATGCGTTTAGAGATGAGACTAAAAACTCTTTATTTAATCTTATAAAGATATACGAGCAGATTGACTATAATGAAGGTAATAGAAACTCGTCTGTTTTAAATACTGGAAACTTTCAGTGGGCTAACGGAGTTAAAGACACTAGAGTTATATTTAATCCAGATCCCAACGGTAGATTTAAATTAAGTTGGGTACCTAATAGTAGATTACAAAATAACGTTATATTAAAGAACGGTATTAAACATCCTGGCAACGAGCATATGGGTGCTTTTGGTTGTGATAGCTATGATATATCAGGGACTGTAGATGGTAAAGGATCTAAAGGAGCTTTACATGGTTTAACTAAATTCAGCATGGAAGATGCTCCAGCCAACACTTTCTTTTTAGAGTATTTAGCTAGACCTCAAACAGCTGAGGTGTTTTTCGAAGATGTACTTATGGCTTTAGTATTCTACGGTATGCCGATATTAGCAGAGAACAACAAGCCTAGATTACTTTATTATCTTAGACGTAGAGGTTACAGGAGTTTTAGTATGAACAGACCTGACAAAATATGGAATAAACTTTCAACTGCTGAGAAAGAGGTTGGGGGTATACCAAACTCAAGTGAAGATATAAAGCAAGCTCATGCAGCTGCAATTGAAATGTATATTAATGATCACGTAGGCTTACTTCAAGATGGTACATATGGTACTATGTATTTTAACGAGACGTTAAACGATTGGAGTAAGTTTGATATAAATAGAAGAACTAAGCATGATGCTTCTATCAGTAGCGGTCTAGCTATAATGGCTTGCAATAGACATCTGTACAAACCAAATCCTGACCGTAAAAAACAACCGCTAAACCTTACAATATCTAAATATAAAAATACCGGTTATAATTCAACAATAATAAAATAATAGTTATGGCAGAGTCTGCGATCAATTATTTCCCTTCCCAAGCTGTAAGCGATCTTGAGAAGATGACCTATGAATATGGCTTAAAAGTAGCTAGAGCTATAGAGCACGAGTGGTTTAGCGAAAGTAATAACAAGTATTTAAATACTAAAAACAACTTTCATAATCTAAGGCTTTACGCTAGAGGCGAACAACCGATACAAAAGTATAAAGACGAACTGTCTATAAACGGTGACTTAAGCTACTTAAATCTTGACTGGAAACCAGTGCCTATAGTACCTAAGTTTGTTGATATTGTTGTTAATGGTATGGCTCAAAGAGCTTACGAGATTAAAGCATACTCTCAAGACTCTTATGGTGTAAGTAGGAGAACAGAGTATATGGAGTCGATACTCAAAGATATGAGGACTAGAGAGTTTAACGACAAGGTCCAAGAAAACTTCGGTGTTGATCTATATGAAAATAAAAAAGAAGATCTACCTGATACAGAGGAAGAGCTAGCTTTACACATGCAGTTAGATTATAAGCAAGCTGTAGAGTTAGCAGAAGAACAAGCTATAAACGTTTTAATGGACGGTAGTAAGTTTGACTTAATAAAACGTAGATGTTTATACGATTTAACGACTATCGGTATAGGTGCTACTAAAACTACTTTTGATTTTAGTGATGGTGCTAAGGTAGAATATGTAGACCCTGTAAACTTAGTTTACTCCTACACTGAGTCTCCTTACTTTGATGATATATACTACGTCGGTGAGGTGAAAGAAGTACCTATAAATGAGTTAGTAAAACAATTTCCAGAGCTTACAGAGTCAGATATAAAAGAAATAGTTGATGGACCTAGAAGTTCTATGAAGAGTTATCAAAACTCTAAGAGAGGTAACTATAATAAAGATAGAAATAAAGTTGATGTTCTTTACTTCAATTATAAAACCCATAAAAATAATACTTACAAAGTAAAAGAGCTTGGGACTGGTGCTGAAAAGGTTATAGAAAAAGATGATACATTTAACCCTCCGTCTGATATGGAAGGTAACTTTATGAAGCTTGAAAGAGTTATGGAGTGTTTGTACGAAGGTGTTTTGATCCTTGGTACAGATAAGCTGTTGAAATGGGATATGGCTAAAAACATGATGCGCAGCAAATCTAACTTTGATAAAGTTAAAATGAACTATAGTATTGTTGCGCCTAGGATGTACGAAGGTAGAATAGAGTCTACTGTTAGTAGGATAACAGGTTTTGCTGATATGATACAGCTGACTCATTTGAAACTACAACAAGTGCTTTCACGTATGGTACCTGATGGCGTCTATTTAGATGCTGATGGTTTAGCTGAAATAGATTTAGGTAACGGTACAAACTATAATCCACAAGAAGCTTTAAACATGTTCTTCCAAACAGGTAGTGTTATTGGTAGATCGTTTACTTCTGAAGGTGACGCAAATCCTGGTAAAATACCAATACAGCAAATACAAAACGGTGCTGCTGGTAATAAGCTTCAAGCACTAATACAAACTTACAATTATTATCTTCAAATGATTCGCGATGTCACCGGGCTAAACGAGTCTAGGGATGCTTCAACGCCAGATAAAAATGCTTTAGTTGGTATACAAAAACTTGCAGCCGCAAACTCTAATACTGCTACAAGACACATATTACAATCAATGTTATTGCTAGCATCAGAGACAGCAGAGTGTTTATCACTTAGAGTATCAGATATAGTGGAGTACTCCCCAACAAGGGAAGCTTTTATACAATCTATTGGTGCGCATAACGTTGCTACTTTAGAAGAGTTATCTGAACTGCATCTCTACGACTTCGGTATATTTATAGAACTGATGCCTGACGATGAAGAAAAACAAATACTTGAAAATAATATACAGCAAGCTTTAGCTCAAAAATTAATTGACCTTGATGATGCTATAGATTTAAGAGAAGTTCGCAACGTTAAGCTAGCTAATCAACTTCTTAAAATTAGAAGACAGAAAAAGCTAGAGAGAGACCAGGCAATGCAACAGCAGAATATCCAAGCTCAATCTCAAGCTAACGCTCAGGCTCAACAAGCAGCGGCTCAAGCAGAGATACAGAAAGAGCAAAGCAAAGCTCAAATACAGTCTCAACTAGAACAAGAGAAAAATCAATTAAAAATAGCTTACTTAAAACAAGAGGCTATGGTTAAGAAAGAATTGATGGACCATGAGTTGCAGATAAACATGCAGTTGAAAGGTATGGAAAATGAAAGTGCTGAGAAGCGTGAAAGAATTAAAGGAGAAACAAAAAGGGGTGAATCACTTAAATCTTTTGAATCATCAGGTAATGATGTAGTAGGAGGAGGAATGGGTTTAAACCAGTTCGATCCTAGATAGTTAATTATATAATATTTTATTATGGCAGAAAATGAAAACAATACAGTTGAAAATACTGTAGATGAAAACGTGACTAAAGTCGACATGTCTAAGTTTAAAAGCTCTGACGATGATAACGTTATAAAAGTAGACTTAAGCAAACCAACGACCAATGAAACTGAAGAAACAACAGCTGACACAGCAGGAGTGGTGGGACGCGATGAAAACACCGACACCCCACAAGAACAAGAAGAAGTACAGCCGCAAGGAGAAGTACAAGAAGAAGAACTACCAGTACTAGAAGAGGTAACTGAAGAAGAGATTCAAGCTGTAGAAGATAAGATAGAGGAAGTTGTAGCTGAAGCAGAAGCCACTGGCAAATCGTTACCAGAAAATATTCAAAAGTTAATTGACTTTATGGAAGATACTGGTGGGGATTTAAACGATTACGTAAAACTAAATAGAGATCTGGGTAATTTAGATGACTCTGAAGTTTTAGACGAGTATTATAGAAAAACAAAACCTCATTTATCAGCGTCTGAAAGAAACTTTTTGCTTGAAGAAAAGTTTGGATTTGATGAGGATGTAGATGAGGAACGTACAATAAAATCTAAAAAGATCGCGCTTAAAGAGCAGGTTGCTGAAGCAAGATCTTATTTAGACAAGCAAAAAACCAAATACTACGAAGAAATAAAAGCTGGCAGCAAGCTCACACCTGAGCAGCAGAAAGCTATGGATTTCTTTAACCGCTACAATAAAGAATCTGAGCAGAATAAAAAACTAGCAGACTCTACCAAAAAAGTTTTTTTACAAAAAACAAATAGTGTTTTCAATGAAAGTTTCAAAGGTTTTGATTACAATGTTGGAGACAAGAAGTATAGGTTTAATGTAAAAAACGTTGAAGACGTTAAACAAACCCAAAGCGACATTAATAATTTTGTACAAAAGTTTTTGGACAAAGATAACAACATGAGCGACGCTAGAGGTTATCACAAGTCTTTGTTTACAGCTATGAACGCTGATGCTATAGCCAAGCATTTTTATGAGCAGGGTAAGGCAGATGCTATAAAAGATAGCGTAGCTAAGGCTAAAAACGTTGATGTAAGCCCAAGAGGTGTTCACAACGAAGCGAACACTGGTGGTATTAAGGTTAGAGTATTAGGAGATGATTCAAATTCTTTAAGATTTAAAATGAGAAAAAGAAAATAATTAATCTTTAAATTAAAAAATTATGGCAATTAATCCAGGTACTAATTTAAACAGCGTACCTTCGGCTACTAAAGCTACGCTGTCTGACAATTACTTAGATTTAGCTTCAACTTCTGGTCAAGGATGGGCTCAACAATACGTTCCAGACTTAATGGAAAAAGAAGCTGAGGTTTTTGGACCTCGAACAATTTCTGGTTTCTTAGCACAAGTAGGTGCTGAAGAAGCTATGACTGCTGATCAAGTTGTTTGGTCAGAACAAGGTAGATTACATCTTTCTTACAAAGGTCACATAGCTAACGCTACTCAACAAACTGGTAACAGTAATGAAGAAGGTGGTACTTTTGAAATAGATACAGATATAGACGGCAACTCTATAGGCACTTCTTCTATTGATCATGGTATTAGAAAAAATGATATGGTACTTATTGCTGATGCTAGTGCTACAGCTCGAGGTATTGTAACAGATGTTACTAACGATCAGATTAGTGTTGCTCTTTACGACGCTGGTAATAGTACTGCTACGTTTGCTAACGCAGGTTTAGCTGCAGGCTCTGGAGATAGTGCTACTATATTAGTTTACGGTTCTGAGTTTGCAAAAGGAGACGATTATCAAGGATCTTCTTCTAGACAAGCTAACGAACCACAATTTAAGTCTTTCCAGAACAAACCTATAATCATGAAAGACTACTACGAAGTATCAGGATCTGATGCATCTCGTATTGGTTGGGTTGAGGTTTCTTCTGAAGAAGGAGCTAGTGGTTACTTATGGTACTTAAAGGCTGAGTCTGACACTAGAGCTAGATTTACTGATTACGTTGAAATGGCTATGTTAGAGTCAAAGAAAACTGTAGCAGCTAACTCTAAGGTTGATGCATATTTAGGTACTGATGGTACTACTTTAACAGGTACTGAAGGTTTATTCTCTGCTATTGAAGACAGAGGTAATGTTAGTACTGGAGTTAATGGTGTTAACGCTGCGACTGATTTAGCTGAGTTTGATGCTATATTAGCAGAGTTTGACAAGCAAGGTGCTATTGAAGAAAATATGTTATTCTTAAACAGAGGTACTTCTCTCGCTATTGATGACATGCTTGCTTCAATGAACTCTTACGGAGCTGGTGGTACTTCTTACGGAGTATTTGACAACGACGAAGATATGGCTTTAAATTTAGGTTTCTCTGGCTTCAGAAGAGGTTCTTACGACTTCTACAAGTCTGACTTCCGCTACTTAAATGATAAAGCTACTCGTGGTGGTATAAACGAGAGAGATACAGTTAACGCTATTAGAGGTGTTATTATACCTGCTGGTACTTCTTCTGTATATGATCAAACAGTTGGTCAAAGCATTAAGCGTCCGTTCTTACACGTTCGTTATAGAGCTTCTCAAACTGATGATAGAAGAATGAAGACTTGGGTTACTGGTTCTGTCGGAGCTGCTACATCTGCTCTAGATGCTATGCAATTACACTTCTTAACTGAAAGATGTTTAATTGTACAAGGAGCTAATAACTTTATGTTGTTACAGTAATAGGTAGGGGCTTCGGCCCCACCTTATTTTTTAATTTTTATTATATTATATTATGGCAAAAAAGAAAACTACAACCGATAAAGCGGTTGAAAAAGTAGTAGAGCAAGCTGTGGAAACATCAGAAACTACAGTTGCTCCACCAAAACCAAAAGTTAAAAAAGAAGTAAAACCTACTTGGGAAATTAAAGATAGGGTTTATTATTTAACTAGAAATAAAAAACCTTTATCGTACTCTTTAAGAGCTACTGGTATATATTATTTTGACGAAGAAAAGGGTTACGAAAGAGAGCTTAAAAACACTTCAAATCAACGAACTCCTTTTGTAGACGAGATGAAAGGTGATCAAAGATTAGAACATATTATGTTTAGAAATGGAGCTTTATATGTGCCTAAAAATAAAACAGTTCTTCAAAAGATGTTATCGTTATATCACCCTCATAAAGATAAGGTTTACTACGAATGGAAACCAGAGGTTAACGCTGAAAATGATATTGACTATTTAGAAATGGAAATTGAGGCACTTAACTTAGCTATGGATTTAGATGTTGATATGGCTGAAGCTGTTATGAGAGTAGAGATTGGTTCTAAGGTATCAGAGATGAGCTCTAAAGAACTTAAAAGAGATTTACTTTTATACGCTAAAAGAAATCCTAAACTGTTCTTAGATTTAGTTAATGATGATAATATACAGCTTAGAAACTTTGGTATAAAAGCAACTGAATTAGGTATTATTAAAATATCTCAAGATCAACGTTATTTTGAGTGGGGATCTACAGGTAGAAAACTTATGACAGTTCCTTTTGATGAACACCCATACTCCGCGCTTGCACAGTGGTTTAAAACTGATGAAGGTATGGAAGTATACAACAATATAGAGAAGCGGTTATCATAACCGTTTCTTTTAATACTAAATAAGCATAAACCCTAACCCTTAAACTTTAAACCTTAATTCATAATCAATTATTTATTAATCATTAAACATTAAACAAATGAATTTATTGAGATTTAAACTAGTAACAAGTGATGAGTTTGTTGATAATTCTGCTATCGTATTAGACGCTAGTAAACTAGTTGAGAGCTATGTAACAGGTGCTACATGTGTGACTACTTTTGAAGCTGGTTCAGCAAATTCAGTTCTTACAGCAACTTTTGATGGAACTGATGATGCTGAAAAACTGCTAAACGCTACTAAGTTTCAAAATGAATTATTAGATATGGTTGCTATTGCAGCAAATCATAACCAAAAGAAGGTTCTTGACTTCTTCCCAGCTGGAGAAACAATAGACGCTTTTGGAGAAAGACTTGGTATCGTACACACAGGCGGTGATGCTGGTACTGGATTAGTTAGTATTGCTTTGTCATAGTACTTAAGCAACTTAATATTAATAGCCATCCTTTCGGGTGGCTATTTTTTTTACCCTATACTAACTCCTCGCTTTACTATGTAACTATATTATTGATATGAAAGCAAAAGGATTAGGAGATACAATAGAGCAGTTCACTAAGTTTACAGGAATAAAATCCTTAGTAAACACTATAGTCAAAGATGAAGGTGACTGTGGTTGTAATAAAAGAAAAGCTTGGCTTAACAAGCAGTTCCCATATAAAATAAAACAAGATGGCGATAAGTATTGATTCAGTTTATCAACAGGTATTGGCTATAGCTAACAAAGAGCAAAGAGGTTATATAACACCTCAAGAGTTTAATTTGTTTGCTAGAAAAGCTCAGTTAGATATATTTGAAAACACATTTCACGATTACAAAATGGCTTTGCTAAAACCTGCATCAGCTATAAAAATAGCAGACGACGTAGATATGCTTAGAGAAAAAATAAGTTTATTTAGAGTTGTTGGGGCTTCAATAACAGGTAGCACTGGTATTATATCTTTTGGCGACAAACCAATACACTGGTTAGAGACGGTTTACGATCTTGACGATAATAAAGTTTATGAAGAGGTTGATACGCAAAGCTACATATATATAGATAGCAGTCCTAACTCTAAGATCTCTGCGTATACTAATAGACCTATATTTTATAGAAAAAAAATAGATACTGTAGTAATTAAACCAAGTACTAATTCATCTGATTTAGTTTGCGACTATATAACCAAACCTGTAGATCCAAATTGGGGTTACGTTGTTGTACAAGAGAAAGCTCTTTATAACTCAAATACATCTGTTAACTTCGAGTTGCACGACTCTGAGGAAGGATCATTAGTAAATAAGATATTAGAGTTAGCTGGTATATCTATGAAAAAACCAACCTTAGCCGAGCTAGCACTTAGAAACGAACAGTTAAATGAAACTGATAAAAACAATTAATTATGGGTTTATTAGGCACTATATCAAATCAAAGTTATTATGAAGATACAAACAAAGGTAATTACCAGTTTGTTTCTTTAAATGACATAATAACTAACTTTATGGTAGTATATGTTGGTGAAAGCAAAATACTACCTAGAGTTAACAGAACTGATGTTCAGTTTTACGGAATGAGAGCTATACAAGAATTGTCTTACGACGTTCTTCGATCTCACAAAGCATATGAGCAGGAGGTGCCATCGACATTAGTAATGCCGTTACCGCAAGATTATGTTAACTACACTAAGATAGTTAAAGTAGACGACAATGGTATAGAGCTACCTTTATATCCTACGGGTAGAACTTCAAACCCTTTCCCAATTGACGCAAATCCTACAACGGGTGTTTACACTTTCGATGGCGGTAGTTTAAGCCCTACAGGTGGTGCTACTGACGCTACTAAGCCTTATACGTCTAGAACTTTTGATAAGTTTAGTTCTATACCATCATCTAATTCTAACGAAGACTATGACGCTCTAGACCACAATCGTTTAGACAATAGAGGTAGAAGATATGGTTTAGACCCTCAGCACGCTCAACAAAATGGAACTTTTTATATAGACAATAGCACTGGGTTTATTCACTTTAGCTCTGATCTATCTGGAAAAACTGTAACACTTAAATATATAAGTGACGGTTTAGGTACTGATAATGAAATGATAGTACATAAGTTCTGTGAAGAAGCTGTTTACAAACACATTATGTATGGTTTAATATCTAATAGAACAAACATACCCGAAGGTATAGTACAAAGATATAAGAAAGAAAAGTTTGCTGAAACTAGAAAAGCTAAGATAAGGCTTTCTAATATTAAAATGGAAGAGTTTACTCAAGTATTAAAAGGTATTAGTAAACATATTAAGTAATAATTTATGGCTGAGATAAGACATACGTTTCAAGGCGGTAAAATGAACAAAGACCTTGATGAAAGGTTAGTTCCTCAAGGTGAATATAGAGACGCTTTAAATATAGAAGTTAGAACTTCTGGAGATGGTAATATAGGCGCTGTACAAAACTTATATGGAAACATAGGTAGATTATCTAGTATAGCAGATAAAGTTGAACCTACAGTTAATGGCTTAGGGAGTAAGAGCTGTTTTGTTGGATCTATAGCTAACGAAAGAACTAATAAAGCATATTTTTTCATAGCATCTCCTACACATGTAGAGTTTAGATCTGGTGTATTATTACCTTCTGATATAACAACTTTGAAGCTCTATAAAGATATGATTATAGAGTATGACAATATCGCTAGAGCCGTTAAACCCGTCTGTGTGGATATATGGAGGATGGAAATACCGGTATCTACAGTTGGAAGTATAGGTTCTGGATCTGCATCAGATCCATATAACAGTATCACGATGACTGGCAGTGTCGACGATATAGTTAAAAATATAAGACCAGGTATGCAGATTAGCTTTTATAAAGCTGATGGGTCACAGTGTATAGATAAATATCAAGGAGATGTTAGCGTAGAAGATAATGGTTTAGGTAGTATAAAAGTATTAAAGGTAGATGGATCAACAATATACTTTGATAGATACGTTATAGGTGATCTATCTTCTGCTGTATTGTTTACCGTTACCGCAGTGCAAAGTATTTCTTCTCATAAAAGATTAGACAGATCTTTAAATTTTCATCAATATAAAAGTGGTGGCGTAGTTAAAAACATAATAACAGGTATAAATATAATAGATGATCTGTTGTTTTGGACAGATAACATCGGTGAGCCAAAGAAAATAAGCATATCGAGAAGTATAGCAGGTAGCACAAACTTTGATACGCATACTTCTTTAATGATAAGCGATCCAAATCTTTATGATCAAGATAACCTTGTTAGCTTAAACGAAGTAGACCCCAACACTAGTTCAGGGCTTATAGAGCAACACGTCACGGTAATTAAAAGAGCTCCTCGAACAGCACCTAAGTTAGAAATGTCTGAGTATGTAGGTGGTGAAAACAATATACAAGAGTCGATTTTATTACAATGGTCTTCAGGCGTGTATCCTAACGCTTATGGTCTTGAGGCAAACAGCCACTGGTTTACATTAAACTTTGCTCCCAATGGTACCGTTAAAGAACCTGGTGATATGGTCCAAATAGCCACGGGTCCTAACTTTATATTTAATCAAGGTGATAGAATAGAGTTGTACCAAGAAAACAGCAACGCTGATGGAGGTGAGTACTCTATAGTTGTTAAAGTCCTAGATAGAACGTCAACCCAAGATTTTGGTGTTTTTTATGACGTAGAAATAGATTTAATAAGCTCTGACATACCTGATGCTGATATTATATGGAAAGCTAGAAGTTATGACGGTAACAGAAAAGATCCTTACTTTCAGCTAAAGTTTGGTAGATTCGGTTATAGATACAAGTATCAAGATGGCGAATACTCTCCTTTTTCACCTTGGTCTGAGCTAGCTTTTATTCCTGGTAAATTTGATTACGTACCTAAAAAAGGTTTTAACCTAGGTATGGTTAACAACGTTAGAGAATTAAGAGTAACTGATTTTATAGTTGACGACGCTTTAAGACCTGATGATGTTGTAGAAGTAGATATACTGTACAAGGATACTGTTTCACCAAATGTATATATAGTTAAATCTATTAGAAGGTCTAGAGATTATGAGTGGAACGAAAAAGGTGTTGGTAGCTATAGAGGTGTTTTAGATATAACCTCTGAGATGATACACAGGACTTTAGAATCTTCACAATCATTAAGAGCCTGGGATAATGTGCCTAGAAAAGCTTTAGCTCAGGAGGTTACAGGAAATAGAATAGTATATGGTAACTATGTGCAGAACTATAACATAGACTCTCCTGTCTTTGTGAAACAGAGTTTTATATCTGCTCCCCATCCTGGTTCTGATGGATCACTCCGTGAACTTAAAACTAGAAAAAGCGTAGCTTACAAAGTGCCTGACTTAGCTTCTGTATCTGGTAGTACCGGCGTGTTGGACAACAGTAATATAACAGATAAACCAGAAGAACATGACTTAGAGTTTTCTTTAACACCAAGTAAATCTTTAAAATCTATAAGAAAATATAGAATAGGTGTAGTGTTTGGAGACAAGTACGGAAGAGAAACACCTGTGATAGGCTTAGGGGGTTTAACAGAGAGAGATCCTAGTACTTCTCAGTTAAGTGAAAAATATCCAGATAGTGTGAATGTTGGTAAGGAGTTCTGTGCTAACGTTAACAAACTAACTGCTCAGTTAGAATGGAAAGGTACTAAGCCTGCTAACTGGATGGAGTACTATAAGTTCTATGTTAAAGAAACTTCTAACGAGTACTACAATATGGTACAAGATAGATGGTATGATGCAGAAGACGGTAATGTATGGTTGTCTTTTCAGTCTGCAGACAGAAATAAAGTTGATATAGAAACATATTTAATATTAAAGAACGAGCATGGTAGTCAAAAACCTGTGTTTGAAAAAGCTAGATATAAAATACTAGCAATATCAAACGAAGCTCCTGATTTTATAAAAACCACAAACAAGATATTAGGCGCTGCGCCTGTTCAGACTAGTTCAGAGTTAGTTAACTCTATGGTAGTTAGCTTTGACCCAGATGTTTTCACTGACTCTTTTGGTAGCGTAGAAGATCCTATAAAGTTTAAAGGTATAGGTTATGGTAGACTTAGAGGTATTGAAGGTGACAACTTAAGATACTCTGATTGGGTTAAAATATCTAGAATTAACAATGTTACCCATACCGTAACTTTAATGGACCCTTTTGGCGACTCAGCTAATTTTGCAGAGGCATTTGGTTTAAGTGATTATGGTAGTTTAGACTCTTATGAGTTTGAAATAAAAGATGCTGTAGTTGAAAATAGACCAGAGTTTGATGGTAAGTTTTTTATAAAGATATATAAAGATGCTTTACTAACAACTAAGGTTTTAGATACAACAGATGACGGTTTAACATACGGTACTGTTAATCAGTTAAAGCACAGTTACGTACGTAGTGGTTTAACAAACGCTGAAGCTAATTCAGGTGCTACTTATCAAGGTAACTACGCTGGTGTCGCTAGTCCATCACCTGGGGAGTTGTCTAACAATACTACTGGTGATAAATGGTCTCACACAAATGGGTTTACACCTAACACTGGTGATGGTGGTCCTGGTAAAATGGCTTTTTGTGGGCACAAAGATAATACTAAAAAGTTTTGGAAATGGTATGACGATGAAGGACCGGCAAAAGGTGGTCTACCTTTTATAGACCAAGCAAGGAACGCTGGTAGTGGTGGATCACCAGGTGACATTAGCAAAGGTATTTATAACAGTGAATTGTACCCTCAGACTGGGCTTAATGCTATAAGATGGGCTGCTATGGGTGATAAAAGATTTTCACAATCAGGACCAGCAAAAGAGCTTTACGATTTATTAAGCCAAGAGGGTACTTTATTTAGGTTTTCTGGTGATCCATTGAAAATAGTTTATCAAGTTCAGGGAAGTGGAGATGAACATTTTGGTAGTAGTGCGTATTACAACTATCATAGAACCTGTAGTTCTAGATGTAATGAAACAGGTGTCTGTAGAAGAAGCTTTTTTAGAATGTACTTCCACCAAAAAAACGATCCTTCAAAAGGTTTAGACAACAACGTTTGGGATCCAAGAAGTTCTTTAATGCACGACGGAACTGGTGTTGGATTTATAGAAGTTGTAGAAGCACATTTTGACCGAGCTGAAAGTCCAGAGATTTCTCAAGGTAATGCTATATGGGAAACAGAGCCAAAAGAAGATGTTGGTTTAGATTTATATTATGAAGCTACAGATGCTATACCTATGTATCTGCGTGATGAAAACATACAATCATTTATACCTCTAGGAGCTTCTATTAGAATTATTAGAAATGGTACTAGTTTAGCTATACCTGACCTTCACAAACCTTTAGTGGTTAGATCAGCCGTTAGAGATGTTATAAGTATTGGTGGAGGAACTAATGGTAATTTAATAGGATCACCTCATACTTTAGGTTTGAACCCTGGAGATATTCTTCAGTTCACTCATGCTGACGGCACTATCACACAGACAAGCATTATATCTCACTGGCATGAATTAGATTCTATAACGGATGCAGATTATAAACCTTCTTCCTGGGGCAATAGTAAAATTGAAACTGGTTATTATAGATTAAAATATGAGACTTACGATCAACCATTAACTTTAAGCTGGTTTAATTGTTACTCTTTTGGTAATGGCATAGAGTCAGATAGAATAAGAGATGACTTTAACGCACCAACTATAGATAACGGTTGTAAAGTTTCTTCAACACTAGATACTTTTGGTGAAGAGCATAGATCCAGCGGTATGATATGGTCTGGTATATACAACTCTACAAGTGGAGTTAATAGGCTAAATGAGTTTAACATGGCTAATCCTATAACTAAAGATTTAAATCCTTCTTACGGATCTTTGCAAGCTATGAAAACTAGAGACACTAACGTTGTAGCTTTCTGTGAAGACAAGGTGTTTAAGATATTAGCTAATAAAGATGCGTTATTTAACGCAGATGGATCTTCTAATGTTACAGCATCTAACGCTGTATTAGGTGATGCCTCAGGATTTTCTGGTGACTATGGTATATCTAGTAATCCAGAATCTCTAGCCGTCGATAGTTATAGAATGTATTTTACAGACAAACAAAGAAATAAAGTACTAAGGTTGTCTCAAGATGGTTTAACTCCTATATCTGATGTTGGAATGGTATCTTATTTTAGAGATAACTTAGATACTTGTTCTAGTTTAATCGGTACTTTTGATGAGATAAAAGGTGAGTATAACTTGTCTTTAATTAGAAAGCGAGGTAGTAGTCTTAGTGATACAACAGTGTCTTTTAATGAAAAAACAAAAGGATGGGTTAGTTTTAAATCTTTTGTGCCTGAAACTGGATTATCTATAAATGATGAATACGTAACAGGTAAAATAACGGATAATACTGAAAAAGTAGTATGGTCACATCATCACCAAGAAACTGATTCTAGTGGTGATTTAATTGTAAGCACTAACACTTTTTATGGTGAAGACTTAGTTCCTTCTACTGTAGATGTAATATTTAATCAAAGCCCAGAGGTTGTAAAAGGCTTTACTTCTATGAATTACGAAGGTACTCAAGCTAGGGTTACTGGTTACGAATCTCTTACAGGATTAGATGTTAACAACAATAGCGTTACTCAAAACAATAATAACTACATGCATCTATCCGATAAAGAAGGTTGGTTCGTAAGTTCGATATACACAGATCTTCAAGAAGCTTCAGTTCCAGATTTTATAGATAAAGAGAACAAGTGGTTTAATTACATTAAAGGTACTAGTACTACTCTTTCTAATTTAGATACTAAAGAGTTTTCTGTACAAGGTATAGGTACGACTGCTATAGTTAGCTCTCCTCTAGTTAAAACATTTACATTAACTATTCAAGAAAATAACGATTAATATGGCTTCATTAATAAACTGTAAGTTAGTAGATGCCGTAACAGTAGAAGGTTTAACGGCTACAGACGTAGACATTGCGACGCAGTATTTATACATAGTACCTGACAACGATAATCCTGTTGAACTAGTAAGCACTGAATATGGTGGCACAGGTGGTTACGCAAAATATACAGTTGCGGCTGCTGACTTTACAGACTATACACATTTACTACCCGCTGAACAAAGAGAAGGTATAGCTACAGGTAGTGGTGCTGGTGGTTTAGGTATAACTTTAGAAGACACTGGCACCCCTTATACCGTGGGTAATAAAGTGAAAATAACTGTTGATATTAAAGATGATTTTAGTTTAACGTCAGACCATACTATTACTATAGATATAGGTGGAGCAGCCAAAGAAGATAACACAAGAGATGCTATACTTGCTTTACGTACTGACTTTGCTAACCAGATTAGAGGAGGTACAATAACAACTTTCAACACTTCTACTGGCGCGAGCACAGATGTAACTTATACTGGTGCCGAGGGCTTGGTTGATGTTACTTTTACTCCTGCAACAGGTATAACGGACCCAAAAGGAAATAACTTTGCTGCAACTTCTACACCTGAGCCAGATGCGAGCAATGTTAATTACGGTAATGATTACTCTCAAGAAGATGACATCATATATATTAAAGGTGATTTTGTTATTGATCAGTGGACTAAGCTAGGTACTATAAATGTATCAATGAACTCTACTGCAGTCGCAACAGCTATTGCAAACA